CCTCGGATCACTGCCGGGGAATGGCTGCTGACATTGAGATACCGGGGGTGCCAAATGCAGAGCTTGCTGCTTATATTAGAGACAACCTGGCTTACACACAGCTTATTCTGGAATTCTATACTCCTGGCGTACCTGACAGTGGTTGGGTTCATGTTAGTTACGATGACAAAGATCTGAAAAAACAGGTCTTAACAGCGACAAGAAAAGACGGTAAAACCGTATACCTGCCTGGATTGGTTGCCTAAATATGCCGTTCATACGCCTTCAGTTTAAGCCGGGAATAAACCGAGACACGACTAACTACGCTAACGAAGGTGGGTGGTATGAGTGCGACAAAATTCGGTTTTACTCAGGCTACCCACAAAAGTTAGGTGGCTGGGTCAAATACGCCCCTGAGACTTTTATCGGCGTATGTCGGCAATTGTGGAATTGGTTTACGTCTTACACCGACGATTTGATGGCTATCGGTACGGACAAGAAACTCTATATTGAGACAGGTGCCCAGTATTTCGATATCACACCGATCCGTACTACGTTTACATCCCCCACTACCGATAACTGTGTTGAGACAGGGTTTACAGGCACCGGCAGCATCTCTGGTACGACGCTAACAATCTCTAGTGTTACCTCTGGTGCGTTGGCTATAGGTAGTGTGATAACAACGGGCGCTTCTGCTGGTACGACGATTGTCGCTTTTCTCACCGGCACTGGCGGAATAGGTACATATCAAGTTAATAACACACAGACCGTTGGTTCTACGACAATTGCTGTTGCTGCTTCTACTACGGTCACGTTTGGCATTACTTCCCATGGTTGCGTAGTTGGTGACTTTGTAACCGTTTCTGGCGTTACAGGTAACGTAGGTGGTGTACCAAACGCAGCATTAAATAAAGAACTTGTTGTCACTCAGGTAGTAGATGCTAACAACTTTACGGTTGTTGTAACTTCAGCCTCAACCTCCGTAGCCACAGGAGGTGGTACCGGTATAACTATTGTCTGCCAAATTAACGTAGGTTTCTCTACTCAAACGGCTGGTTATGGTTGGGGTACTGGCGGCTGGGGGTCTGATGCGTGGAGTCTTTCTTCCGTGCAGCCGGTTTATTTACCACAGCGTGATTGGTTCTTTGATAATTTCGATAACGATCTCGTTGCCAATATCCGTGCTAATACGGTTGGTTCCGGCGCTGCGGTCGGTGGGCCTATATACTATTGGGAGCGCGGTACATCAGTAAACCCAGCTTCAGCATTAGCAACCCCAGCAGTGCTTCTTTCATCGCTATCTGGTTCTAGCAACGTGCCGGTGACTGTTGGGCAGATTCTCGTTTCTCAAAACGATAAACACCTTCTGGCTTTTGGATGCCAGCCATTCGGTGGTACTTCCTCCGACTATGATCCCCTACTTATCCGTTGGGCCAGCCAAGACGAGCCACAATACTGGAATCCTGGTGGCACAACACCAAATGGTTTGCCAAGTTCGGCTGGTTTTTTACGTGTATCTCGTGGATCCCGGATTATCCGTGGCATACCTACTCGACAAGAAGTGGTAGTGCTTACTGACACCCACGTCTACTCTTTGCAATTCTTAGGTACTACGGAAGTCTTTGGCCTGCAGGAGTTGTCTGACAGCATCTCGATTATGTCGCCCCGTGCGCCGACTTCAGTAAACAACGTGGTGTTTTGGATGGGTACAGACAAGTTCTACATGTACGACGGTCGGGTACAGGTTCTCCCTTGCACGCTTCGTGAATATGTTTTTAAAGACATCAACCTGGCTCAGTCTGAACAGGTTGTTTCTGGTACGAATGAAAGCTATAACGAAGTCTGGTGGTTCTACTGTAGCTCTGGGTCTTCTGTTATAAATCGTTATGTTGTCTTTAATTATTTAGACCAGATTTGGTACTACGGCACTCTTGAGCGTACGGCATGGCTGGATAAGGCCTCTGCTGGTAAACCCTTAGCTGCTTCATATAACCCATCAACTGGACTTTCTTATCTTTATGAACATGAGAATGGGTTAAATGATGATGACTCGCCCATGGTTTCGTACATCCAATCTTCAGACTTTGATTTGAATGACGGTGAGAAGTTTATGCTTACCCGCCGTATGATTCCTGACATTAACTTTGTATCTTCTACGGCTCAAAACCCTGAGGTTGACTTAACTGTACGCCCAAGAAACTGGCCTGGATCTAACTTCACCAACGACCCGTCTGATACGCAGCGGGTGATCCAGACTTCTGTCAGCCAATACACAAATCAGATTTTCGTTCGGGCACGTGCTAGACAGATGGCTATAAAAGTAGCTTCTGATGATCTTGGTGTGTTCTGGCAGTTGGGTGCCTTGCGTCTGGATGCAAGAGAGGATGGTAAGCAGTAAATGGGGATGGTCAAGTTCAAGTCCCCTGCGCTACCGCTCCCCCGTGAGTTGTACGACAGGCAGTACTTTGACCAGTTTATTCGTGTTCTTACGCTGTACTTCAATCAGCTAGACTCTACCACTCCGATTCAGGCTGACGAGTTTATAGGCGGTGTGTTCTACGGCGAGGGTCGTGGGATAAAGTTTCCTCATATAGCAGCGTCTGATTCCACCGATCAAGTAGCTACCGGGAATAACATTCCAATGATTGTCAAATGGAATACGTTAGATTCTGGTTACGAGTGGACTCTTAGCGCACCAGGCACTGCCACCGCTGATTTTGCGGGGGTCTATAAGATTACGTATAGCCTGCAGTTCATTAACACAGACAATTCCGTTCATTACGTTGATGTCTGGATGAAAGTAAACAACGTAGATGTGATTAATTCTACGACTCGGTTCTTTGTCCCAGCGCGTAAAAGTTCTAGCCCTGGCGAGGAAGGTTTTGTAACTGCTTATTCTGAGATCACTTTTACTGTAGCCGTCGGTGACGATATAGAGCTGTACTGGGCTACGAACTTGGCTGGCAACCCCACTACACCAACTGCCGGGGTGTATATGTTCCACGACAACGCCCAGACAACTCCTTTTGCTAGACCTGCCATACCGTCTGCCATCGGGTCAATTACTTTTGTCTCGGCCCTTTCCTGAACCTTGATTAAACCTTAAAATACTGCTATGGCTAACCAACTTACCCCCTCATACAATCCGGTAGCGCAAGAAGCTCGTGGCTTGGCTGCATTGGGCCGTGGTGGCGACACCATGCTTGTTCACATGTCGCCTGAAGAAGTTAGTGGCTTGCGTAATTTGGCGCTACAGAACGGTACCGATCTGACCATTAACCCAGATACGGGTTTACCCGAAGCCAAAAGGCTCAAAAAATTGTTTAGGGCGATAGCCCCTGTGCTTCCTTTCCTTATACCTGGGGTGGGAAGTGCCTTAGGTGCCCTAGGCGCTAAAGCTGGACTTAGTGCCCTCGCTGCTAAATCTCTTGCAGCCGGTGTTATCGGAGGTTTCGCTGCCCCCGGTAAAGGGTTCAATTTCAAACAGGGCCTAAAAACCGGCCTTATGGCGTATGGTCTGGGGTCTATACAACAAGGCATGCAGGCTAATCAAGCTGCACAAGCTAATCAGGCTACTCAAGCTGCACAAGCTGGTCAGGCAGGAGCTACTGCAACTGCTGGACAAGTAACTCCCGCTGCAACCGCTGGTACGGCGAACATGCCCATAGATATGACTTACAACATAGATGCGGCGGCTTCACCTATAGAAGCGTTGGCACCTCCCCCCGCCGCTGCGGCTTCTCCGGTTGCTTCTGCAGCCGACATACAAGCAGGGATTGGCGGCACAGGTACAGGCCCAGCTTTCTCCGGCACTCCCTTGACTTCTACCCCTGGCCCCGGTGTATTCCCAGAAAGCACTTACGCTGCTAGTGCTGCTCCTGCCGCTGCTACTGGTGCTGCTACTGGTGCCGCTGCCCCTGCCGCCGTGCCAAGTACATTTGAACAGTACACCGGTATGAAACCCACGACCGCTATTCTGGGCGCTACTCTACTTTCTGGTGCAATGCAGGGCGATGAGGAAGAGGAAGCTTACAAACGGGAGATGGCTCGGTTAAACGCCGAAGAAGAAAGAAAACGCGCTCTTGGCGAAGCTGCTTTTGCTCGGTCTCTTGGGCGGGTGCAACAGCCCGTTTTTGCTGCTGGTGGTGGCATCGTTGCTTTGGCTGGTGGCGGTATGCCCACGTTTGAGTACGGTGGTACGACAGCCCCGACCGGTGAACCCCGTATGGTAAGAGGTGCTGGTGATGGGATGAGTGATAATGTCCCCGCCACTATCGAGGGCGTACAAGAAGCCCGACTTGCTAATGATGAATTCGTAGTTCCGGCTGACGTTGTAGCGGATATTGGCAATGGTTCAAGCAATGCTGGTGCTGAAAAGTTATACGCTATGATGGATCGTATCCGTAAGGCCAGACACGGAACTACTAAACAACCCCCAGAGATTAACGCTGAGCGTTACATGCCAGTTTAAAGGATAGATCATGGCCCAAACGATTACCACAACCGGCGACATCCCAAAGGTACTAGAACCTTTCTATCTAGGTCAGCCTGGACAGGCTGGTCTTTTAGAGCGCGGAATTGCTGAGATCTTCCCAGCTGGTCGGACTGGTCAAGAAGCATTTACCAATCGCTACAGCAATCTAATTAATGAAGGATTAGTCGGCAGAGGTGCGATTGCTGGGGAATCTGACTATCAGCAGCAGGTGGGGCGCAGGTTAGCGGGGCTTGAGGTTCCTGATACTTTTGCTTCCGCACGACAATACGGACAAGACGCAGCCTCAGGGCTTACTAGTCTTCAGGGACTTCGTGCTTCTCAAGTCTCTGCGCCAGAACTAACTCAGTATCAGATGGGGCCAGCCGATCAAGTTGCGGGTGGAACCTTTACCTCGCCTACCATGCAAGCCGCCCAAGTAGAAGGGCCGCAGATGTTTGGTATGGATCAGTTGCAGCAGTACATGTCTCCATACATGCAGGGTGTTGTTGATGTTCAACAGCGCAAGGCACTTGACGCGGCTCGTATGGCTCAACTCGGCGCTAATCTTGGTTCCGCACGGATGGGTACGTATGGCGGTGCTAGACAAGCAGTTATTCAGGGCGCTCGTGAAGCTGGCCTCCGTCAAGAAATGGGTGACATTCAAGCACGTGGTCTGCAAGATGCTTTCTCACAAGCTCAACAGCAATTTGAGCGTGATCGTTCTTCTACCATGCAGGCCAGACTCGCTAATCTAAATGCACAGCAACAAGCCAACGTGCAGAATCTAGCGGCTCAGTTACAGACTCAAGGACTAACCGCAGAACAGGCGATGCGTGCTGCACTTGCTAACCAACAGGCCAATCTAACTGTAGGTCAGCAGAACCTCGCCGCTTCTCTTGGGGTGCAGCAACTCGGTGCTGGTCAGAGTCTTGAGGCACAACGGGCCAATCAGGCTGCAGATCTTCAGGCCGCACAACAACGCGCACAGGCCGCACAAGGTTTGGGCACTCTTGCTCAAGGTATGGGTACTCTTGGTACGCAACAACTTGCTGGTGAGCTTGACATACTGAAAAGTATGGGTGCGTATGGTGACTTCCAGCGTAACCTTGAACAACAGCAGAAAGACGCTCAGCGTCAGTTTCTTACTCAGCAGGCTGAGTACGGCACTACACAAGTGGGTCAGCTATCTAATTTGTTACGTGGTATTCCGATGACCGATACAACGCAACGCACATTTGAGCCGCCACAGTCTAATTTCCAAAGTCTGATGCAGTTGGGTCTGGGCGGTATTGGTCTTTACAACGCAATGAATCCACAGCGTTAAAGGGATAGACGATGATGCAACAAGCTCCCATGGCCCCTAAGGCCGTTCAGTCTCCACCCCCCGGTGCAGAAAAGGGTGGTAACGACGAGTACTTCAAGATGGTCGCCCGTATACCGGACATGACCGATGAAGAACTGAACACATACATTGGCACCGGCTACGGTGGTCTAGCACTTGCTGAAGTCTCAAGGCGTAATCGCTCCCGTATGGTGGAGCAGGCCAAAGAAGCTGGGGCAGCGGGGGGTCAGGGGACTATTGCAGAAGGTCAGGTGGCCCAGTTAATGCAGAACCGCATGCGTGAGAAGTTAGCCGCAGATGATCGGTTTGGCCTTAACAACATCGTCGCCCAGGCAGAACAAGGTAGTCTTGCGTTCGGTCAACCCACAACCTTAGCAGGTGGTGGCATGGTTGCGTTTCAAGAAGGCGGCAGAAGTTGGTTAGATGAGTTGTTTATGATGGCGGCTCCGACCCCTTCGGCTATGGTTACTCGTCCACCCCTGCAGTCTCAAGCCACAGAAGGCCCGATTGTCGGAAGGCAAACACCGAAAGCTACCCAAGCAGATGTGCGTAAGGTAGATAACGCAATCGATAAAAAAGCCGCTGAAGCCAAGCCCACCAAAGAAGAGAAGAAGGAAGCCAAGGACATGGTGGCGGGGCTTAAGAGCCTCACTGCTGAAGACATCCTAAAAGGTGAAGACGCTCTTCTGGCCTCTCGGGGCCTTGGGTCTTTTGGCGCTGGCGTTAAGGGCAATATCGAGAAGCGTGCCAAGCGTGGTGAAGAGACCTATGGTCGTGCTATGGCTTCTGAGCCTTTCCTTGCTGCGGCGCAAGCCGTGGGTGGCGGTGGAGCCAAACCTCGTCGCATGGGTAAATTAGAAACTCTCGCCGCTGCTGTAAGTGCTGGTGCTACGTCTGCTGCTGGCATCAACCGTGAACGCGCTAAGTATCAAGATAGCCTTGATGACCTGAGAGACAAGGTTGCTCTACAGCAAGAACTTTATGACCGTGGTCGTGTGTCTGATGCCATGAAGCTTGAGCGTTCGATTAAGCAAGAACAGGCCAAGCTGGCTCTTGAAAGAGAAAAACTCGCGTCTTTGGCTCAGTATCGTCGTGACATGATTCAGGCGCAGCGCGGCAAAAATGCTGGCGGGGTTAAGCCGTCGGATGTGGTTAGTGCTATGAAAGAAATTAGAGAACTTGAAGGTGCGCTCTATAGCGGAGCGAATATACCGCCAGAGCAGAAACAAGCAATGATGCAGCGTATCAGAATGTTACAGGGTATCGCTGGTGCTGGGGTCTCACGCGGTATGGGCATATCAATAGAAGATGTGGCTGACTAATGCCGCGTATTGTTCGTGTCCCTGGACTGAAGGAGCCGTTGACGTTCCCTACCGGGACGCCAGACTATGAGATTTACGCTGCTGTAACCGATGCTCTTTTCCCTGTAGAAGAACTGCCCCCGGCACCAAAACCCGAGGCTGGTTTTTTAGGTGCATTTGGTGAGGGCATAACTTCTCTTTTCAAAGCTCCTGAGGCAGTTTCTTACCTGGCATCCCCCACCGGCGAGGCTCGTGGTGAGTTAGCGAAAGAGGCTGAAAGTCCGTACCGATATCAAAGATTTGATGAGGTCGAGTCTCTTGGTCAGGCCGCACAGCTTGGTAAAGAGGTAGTCGGTCAGTCTCTAGGTTTCATGGCGGTACCCACCGCTGCCGCTGCTACAGCCACTGCTGTTTCTGGGCCGTTCGCTCCGATTGCGGCTCCTGCCGCATTTTTAGGCGCTGCTGGCCTTCAGTACTTAACAGAAACCACGGCACGTCAGGCACAAGAACAAGAAGTTAAGGCGGCAAAGGGTGAGGCTACCGAAGCCCCCGATGTAACAAAAGTCGTCGCCTCTTCTGCTGCACAAGCAGGTGTTGACCTCATACCGTTTGTTACCATCTTCAAACCTGTTGGTCGGCTATTCGGTCTTGCCGGTCGTGAGTCTGCAGAGAAGGTAGCCAAGGAAACAGTAGAGACGTTTGAGAAAGAAGGCTTTGAGGCTGCTGCCAAGAAGTTATCAGGCCTTAATCCCAAACAATCTTTGGCTCTTGGCTTTGGTGCCGGTGCTGCGGTTGAAGGTGTGCAAGAGCCACTACAGACTTTGCTTGAGCGTTGGGGCGCTGGTCTTGACTTATCAAGCGATGATGCGCTGAAAGAATACATGGAGGCCGCGATTCTTGGGCCTATCCTTGGTGGGCCGTTCGGTGCAATCTCTACGGGTATCGGCAATGTCCAGCGGGGCATGTCAAATAAAGAGTTCTTGGATCGTCTGCAGGCAGAATCGCAGGGCAAACCCATTTCCCAAGAACAATTATCCAAAGATTGGGATCGCCAGAAGGCTGAGATTCTTAAGTCTGTAGAGCCGGTATCTCTTGTTAATGAAGAAGGCAAGCCGCAAAAAATAACGCCAGAACTTCTCACCTCTATCGGTATTAGCCCAAGCGCCAAGGCCTTGAGTGTCGGCAACACGACCGTGCCGATGGAGACGCTGCTACAAAAAGATACGTCAGACAAGACAGTTCAGGCTTTGTTCGCTGGTCTATTTCAGCGGCGTATGGGTCAGCTTAGCCAAGAATTTAAGCAACGCGGCAACCTGATGAGTCAGGAAGAGCGTGAGTCTAAGTTGGCTGAGTACACGCAAGCCGCCCAGTCTTTTAAGAGCGTTCTCACCGTAGCCAGCCCCCAGAGTGCTATTAACTCTCCTACTAATCTTATTGTTCAGCCATCTCCTGCTGATCCTACTAAGTTCGTGCTGTTCAACCCAATTACCAATCAGCTTGCCAAAGGTAAAGATGGGAAAGAGCGGCAGTACTCCACGCTACAGACAGCGGAGCGTGCGTTAAACAAGTTAATTGGTGTAGAAGTATCAGCCATAAACAAAACAGTAAAGGCAGGGGCTGAGCCTGAAAAGGTTGAGGCAGAGAAGAAGGCCGAGGCAAAAGCCCAGCGTGCGAAAGAGATCGCTGCTGCCCCAGACCCATTTGCTGGAAGAACGGCTACAGTCACAGCGGTTCCGACCCCAACCCCGGCGGCTACACCCGAAACTGCTGCAGCCACTCCACCTAAACCAAGAGATGTCTCTACCATGGAAGGGCCTGAGGGAGTAATACCAGACGACCCGTTCCCCCCTGCAGATCTGGAAGATATCTCTTTTAGGCCTACGGCTGAAGCTACACCTACGCCCACGACTACGGCTGCGCCTGTAATCGACGCAACACAGAGGTTAGAAGCAAAAGAAGATGCTGAGTTAGAAGCCGGGATACTTGAAGATGAGCAGATTGCCGCTCAAGCAGCGATTACGCCTGAAGTAAACCAACAACTGCAGGAAGCTCTTACGCTTGCACGGCAGGCTATTGAGGAAGGTGAAGGCCGCACATTTTTCCCAGAGGATGTAAAAGAGGCGACTGAGTTTGTAAACGGTATAAATTCCGTTTATGCAGGGCTAGAGAGCGGCACCCTTCCTTACGCACGGCAGAGCGTAGAGAATCTTGTTAAGAGTGCTAATAATCTAAAGCAGAATTTTCAGCAAAGAATCGCTGACCGCGACAAGTTTGAGGCAGAGCAGAAGGCTAGGGGGCCGGGTGAAGGCTTTAAGCTGGAAGAGAAACCTGACCTTAAGCTGGTGAAGACTGAAAAGACTGTTGAAACTCCCGGTACCGATCCGATAGGTTTTGCTCGCCATCAGGCGCTCATGTCATTTGATAATCGTAATTCTTCAGACTACAGCAGCCCGGAAGAGGCTATTGATTTTGGTCTGGATAATCTAAACGACACGCTGACTGAATACAACGTCACAGACCGATCCATACGTGAACAGGCGGTCGAGACTTATCGAAACGAAATAGCTCGTCTGAAAAAAGAAGCTGCACCAACAGAAACCAAAACGACAGAAAAGAAACCCCGTAAGCCCAGAACCAAAAAGATTCAGACGCCTTCTGAAGTTATCCACACGCCACCACCGGCAAAAGTATCGACGTCACGTGCTGACATGGTTGCAGATCAGATTGCTGCACTTGATGGTAGCGAAGGAGAGACTGGAGAATTCTCTGATATAGCCGAAGGCGTTAGGATGATGAAAGACGACGCCAAGATTGATGCGATGTTTGATCTGGCTACACGCCTTAAGAACGCATACGATACGGCACAAGGTCTAAGACCGGGGGTTAGTGAGGCTGATCGGAACGCTGCCGTAAATCAGATCAATAAAATCTATGATGAGATTGATGCAGTGCAAAGGGTTGGAGAGATACCAGTGACCTCCGAAGGTGTGAAGGCTGCTATGGAAAATAATGGCAACGCCAAGGAAGCCCAGAAAATTGCAAGCGAATCCCGTAAGGACATTTGCGAATGAGTGCCAAAAATAAGTGGTGTACTTTAGACAACGGCTCTGTACCAACAGCCTCCCGGCCTAGACAGGCAGTGGGTGAGATTCTTGTCAATACGATCAAGTCTGGTCGTAATATGTCCTCCGACGTACTCGCCACATTAAAGAACCAATTTGCTAACAAGTTAAAGTTCTTGTGGGTCATGGTCGAGCAGATGGACGCCATGGGCTTTAGCCGCGCCAAGGATATTGAAGAGGCCCTTAAGCGTCAGCGTTCTTATGAAGAAAAGCTGCGTCGGCATGCCGAGAAGAACATTGAGACGTTTACCAATCTTTATAAGCGTAACCGCAAGGCTGCTGAAGCACTGCAAGATGTGGGCTGGACAGCCAGTGAATCTGGCGTTAACCCCTTTATGCCCCGTAATCGCTATCTTGGTAGGACTGAACTCCTTGACTATGAAGGCAAGAAAGTTAGCGAAGTTCAACTCTGGGACATCTTAAACGCTGATCTTGCCAAGATCTCCAAGCTGGATGCTGGGGCACCGCTTGCCCTGAAGTCGATAATCGACTCGTTTCAGTTCTATAGAAAAGAGTATGCACGGGCCACCATACAGGCAATTAAAGACCGTGCTGGTGAAGGCAACCTCAAAGACGATGAGACTTCACCCAATGTTTACGAGCAGATAAAGACTCTGAAGGACGGGTTTGCCCGTGCCGACAATGATGCCTACCTGACGCTGCTACGTACAGGCAAGTACGTGGTGAATACTTATCGTATGGAAGGTCTGGGAGAAGACGGCGTACCCGCACGAGTGCTGGATGAGTCTCGGTCTTTTGAAGACAGAAGCGAGGCTAGAGAGTATGCAGATCAAAAGAAACAAGAGTTAAAAGACCCATCGCTGATAGATGAGTTTATCAAGACCGACATCAATGCCATGGTCAATGGCAACGGGCGCTCAGCCCTAAACTCGTTCTTTGATAAGGTGCGTCCTGCCCTTGATAAGTTAAAGCCGACTGTGGATGTAGGTGATCCTGGCTACGAGACACAGAGCGCAATGATCGAGAACTTCAAAGAGCGTATGAAAGATGCCGCGCTCTTGCTGTACCCAGAGACTTCGATTAAGAAGCAACTCATCTCTAAGCGTAAGAACGTGCAGGGTTACAACCGTGACCTGTTAAAAACCTACGCCATCATGTCTGATAGGTACTCTAATCAGATCGCCAAGATTCGGTACAACGCCTCCATTGATGTGAACCTTGGTGAACTACAGCAAGAAGTCATCAGCAAGACCCGTGGCAATCGGGACATGAACGAGAAGGCTAACGCCTTACTCAATGAAATTGCCCAACACGTTGTTCGGTTTGAGGCTCCCCCGTCTGCATTAGATCGATTTGCCGCTGCTACTAATCAGTTAGGCTTTATGTGGTTCTTGGGTCTGAACCCATCATCTGCGCTTATCAACATGAGTCAGGTGCCTGGGGTGACATTGCCTTGGCTATCAGCACGGTTCCCCGCATCTTCAGTGGGGCAGTTGGGTGTGTCTCGGGAAATGATTAAGGCGTACCGTGACGTTACGAAGTTCAAGGGGATGCTGGTTGAAGGCACCATCAGTGAGCGCGTCGATGAGTTGATGAAGTTAGATGACGCCACCCTGCGTAAAGACTACAACCTTACAAAAGATGAAGTAAAGATGTTCGCTGAGCTAGACGAGCTTGGCGCGTTGCGTTCTGGCATGCAGATTTACGACATCAACAGCATTGCTGATAAAGGCTCTGCTTATCCAGGCTCCATGAGTCATGGGCTTTTTGCCTTCCAAAAATTCGCTGGCTTTGCGTTTCAAAAAGTAGAGCTGATTAACCGGGAAGTTAGTGCGCTCATGGCCTACCGCCTTGCTAAAAACAAGGCAATGATTGGTAAAGATAAGCCCCTCAATACTGAGGAAGCCGTAAAGTTTGCTGAACAGACCATTAACAAAACTCAAGGTCTGTACTCTAATGACCAGGCACCGGCACCGTTCATGAACCCGGCGCTAAAAGTTATCCTAATGTTTAAGAAGTTCCCCGCACACATGGCAACTCTTTACGTGCTTATGTTCAGGGATATCTTTAAAGGCGCAGACCCCAGCGTTCGTAGAGTGGCACGGCGTCAGTTCACAAGAATGATGGGTATGACAGGACTCATGGCTGGCGTTGCTGGTATGCCGTTGTACTACATCATTAGAGACATTATGAACGCCATGCTCGGTGATGAGGATGACCCGTACAACTTTGATCTTGAGTTACGGCGTGGCTTGATAGAACAGCTTGGGCCTACGGTCGGTAACATGATATTCAGCGGCATCCCCGGTCAGTCTGGTCTTGGCATCGGGCAACGGCTAGGGTATGAGGCTTCGTTCTTGTTAGGTGGCACGGATGTAGGCATCCCGTTTGTCGGTGGCGTGCTTGGTCTGCAAGATGTTCGTAGGGCTGAGACACTCAAAGAAGAGGTCGGCAACATAATGTTCAGCCTGCTTGGCCCTGCTGGTGGCATCGTCGATGGTTTGTTCCGTGGGTACGACTACATGGAGAAGGGCGATGTGTATCGTGGCATCGAGAGCATGATGCCAGCCTTCTTGCGTAACCCATTAAAAGCCGGTAGGTTTGCAACCGAGGGCGCGTTGACTGCACGTGGTGACGCTCTTGTGGAAGATATCTCTACGCTGGAGACGTTAGGACAGTTCTTTGGGTTCAGCCCACAACGGTTGGTAAGTCAGTACTCGATCAACCAGGGCATAAAAGATATCGAACAAGACATTATGGATCGGCGTAAAGAACTTCTTGAACAGTATGCCTACGAAGTGCGTACTGGAGATCGTGCTGGGCAACAAGAAGTGCTGGCTGAGATACGTGAGTTCAGCAAGGTTAACCCATACAAAGGCGTAGCAATAACTCAGGACACGATAAGTCGGTCTTTACGGCGCCGGGAAGACATTTCTGACGAAACCCGAAACGGTATTCGTATTGCCAAGGGACTGGAACCCAGGGTGCGTGAACTTCGGGCTATGTCTGATGATCCTCTTGCAGAAATAGAAGAGACGTAAAAAGATCCCCAGCGGCGAACTCACACTGGGGAGAAAGAGAGGAGAGTACAACCTCCTCATTATCTGTTAAGTTCTCCATACGCGCAATCCCATGATGCCGTTCTCGACCACGACCCGCGTGGTGAATGAGTAGTCTTTAGCGTGTTCCCGTGCTTCTTTTCTGAAGACTTTCAGGGTGTAAGACGGGTCGAGGGAAGGTATAAAGATCGATGTTCCGACCTTAAACCTATCCCACGGGATTACAAATCTAATCCTGTCCGACCACATCTATTAGGCTTTCTGGAATCTCGACACCCATCTTCTCTGCATTTAGCATCAATGCTTCGATAGGTGGCGTACCCAGAGGTGTGCCTTTTGACATGCCCTTCTTGGCTACCTTCAATAAGACACCCTCTGTCTCTAATTCCCGTATGACTTCTCGGTACGGCATCTGAGATTCGGTACATTCGTTACGGAAATGTTTGGCATCGACGTAGATCATCTTGGTGTCTGGCTCCATGCGGATAAGTAGTTGCCCTCTCGGGGTCTGCTTACTAGCAAAGGCTGTCCGTCCATCTGCCACACTGTCGATGATCAGCGTGTTCTGCGCCATGTACTTCAGAATGTACCGACCAACAAAGGTCTTGGCATCACTGCCGTTATCGGTATTGGTCTCTTTGATCTGGCTTATCGTGTCCAGATAGAAGTCAAACAGGTGCTTGAGGTTGTAATCGTGCAGGCCTATGTCTCTAGCAACCTGCCCACCCACTAGGTTGATTGCACCCAGTGCCGCATAGAAACGGAAAGAGGGCTTGAGGTTTAGTTTGTCATTGATCTTGTTTACGGTGAGTTTGACCCGGTTGGTTATCTCATCCAGATTGTTACTCACGGCTGTGATGTAGGGCACCCAAGCATGACCGTAGTTTTCCATTAACAACTCATCAAAGAGCCTCACTCCTTCGTTGACACTGATGTTGGGACTGGGGTGGATGTGATATTCCACACACCTAAAAACTTCTCCCTGTGGGAGATCCTTAATCAGATATAGCTTGTCGTAGAAAGAAGCGTTACTTGTTGCCACCCCCACCGTTCGCCATGTCGTATTGTTTGCCCTCAGAGTATTGGAGTTAGAGTTCATCCGGTCACGGCCCCGGCCTTGGGTGATGCCATACAGAAAGTTCGATACCTCTTCTGGCTTAGAGTTGGTCATCTCATCAACCGTCAGCGGGATGTTATTCAGCACCCCCATGCGTAGCACGAGAGAGGCTTTTGTATCATCTGCTGAACGCAACGGGTCTTCTGGGTGGCCCCAGATAGAGTTGATCATTCGTAAGATTGTGGTCTTACCCGTGCCAGAACCCCGGTGAATAAGATTAAGAAGCACGCCTTTGTGGTTTGTTGATACTTTCAACAATGGTGCGCCAAATCCAGTCAGGGCGGCGAAGGCCTGGGGTTCAGACCCGGCAACGTTATAGCCGTTAAATGCCTCTTTCCATTTGTCTAGCGTACCGGCTGGTTTGTACCAGTCCACCATGTCGGATGTTGTCGTAGTTGGTGGCACATAGCGCAGCATACCCTTCTCCAATTCCACGTCTCCTACTACGAAGTTACCGGTAGATGTCCATCCGAATTGGTGATGCGCTGTGTCTGCTCGTTTGCTCATCTGTAGTTCCTGCGCCGCTCGTATGACATATGCCTGAATCTCTTGCCATTGCTTACCAAAGGTCAGTACTCCACGTTTGGATAACTCACTCTTTAGGGTATCGATGGAAGTCAGCCCGTTCATAGATACGGTGAAATTCTTGACCCCATCTTTTGGCAGATGCAACCGTATCCAGGCACTCTCACCTTCTGCTGGGTCATAAATCCGCTGAACTACAAACAAGTCATGCGGGTAAACAACCTTTTGGTCTTCATTGTTGGTGATGTAGATGCCACCCTTTGCGCCACGGAAGTACGGATCTGGCAATTTAGGGATCTCGTAGGTGATTTCTGCATCAGAACCCTCTTGTTTTACGACTATCTCGGTCTCTTTCGATGCCGGTACTTCAACACCTAGCGTGATGGGGGACTTGATTTTGCCTTGGTTGACGCATCCTTCGCATCCTCCAGGGTTTAGTTTTTCAAATGTCTCGCAGTAGTACGGCCCCCGGTTCTCGCCTTTGGTGCGTGCTGCCTCCCGCTCTGTCTCCTCGTATGTGTAGTTAGGGTGCTTCTCTGAAATCTTATGGATAGCTTTAGCGGCATCTTCACAATGCTCGGCAATCGACAGGCCTGCACGCCATAGGCTCTGATCTATGATTTCTTGGTCTTCGTAGATGTGCAGTAGCTGTGGACAACCGGTGCCTTTGACTGACTTGACCAGTATGTTCTTAAAGTACGTTACCTTGTTGCCCATCAGTGCCTTGGTCAGAGCGCTTGGCTCTTTGCGTGGCATGCCAAGATCCACCTTCGGAGGTGGTGGCGGGGGCATCAGTTTGGCTAACTCGTCTTTATCAAAGAACGTCTCTGGCGGGATAAGTAGTTTTACCTGACGTGGTTCCTCTTGCTTGAGGTTGTAGGTATCAGGTACACGCAGTATCCGTGCGGCATCAATCGTGCAACCAGCATCGATAAGAAGTTTCTTCTCTTTGCAAAGAAGCCGCAGGCTCTCTGCTAGTGGTTGCCACTCTTCCCGTGTGAGTTCTTGAGTCAGAGGCCAGTATGCGTGGAACCCGCCGCCTGAATCTACCAAGGCAGGCCATGGGAACCCGGTCTCCTCTAAGAACTTCTCAAGCGCTTCGATAGCCGCATCTTTATCGGCATAGCCTTCCCCGGCTTCTGCCTTCTCTGGGCTACAGTCTAGGTCTAACCATATAGCCTTGATAGCCTTGACGTTGGTTTGGGCGCGTGGCTTGGGTACATTACGTTCTTTAAATGTGGCAAGTGCAAAGTAGACATCCCTGTGTTGTGACAGGAACGTGTAAATCTCGTTTTCTGTTTCCTCGATACTGCTGAAAAAGGACTGGACTACAGGGCGATCTGCCTTCTTGTTTATCCCCGTGATGCAATAAAGACCTTCCCCAGCAAGAATGGCTCTCAAAAATTCTTGCATGGCTAACCCTTGAGCTTGTCTATGAACTCCCGTATCTCAGGAATACGATCCTCTTTTGGGCTTTTGTCTCCACAGAACCACGCGTAAACGGTGGGACGAGACACACCGAACAGATTGGCGACGACACTAATGGGCACACTCTTCTCAATGCAGATGCGACCCAACATGACACCCCATCCGTCATCCACAGCCCCTTTATTTTTAGCAACGACTTCTTGTGAATAACCGATCAACTTGACCTCCCTCAAAAAAGAAAAGAAGTCGGGTTCTATCAACCTAGCCCGACGCTAGTTTGAGCCGCGCCTGATAGATGGCGCTCCTGGGGGGACAGGAATCTAAAGGTTAGTTGTCGTCATCCCACTCGTTGAGAAGGTCAGCGGTGCTTTTCGTAGGCTTAACTTCTTCCTGCTTCTTAGCTGCCTTCTTGGTGGGGGGTGCCTCTTCCTCTTCAGCCTCTTCCTTGGGTTCGGCTTTGGGGGCAGGCTTGGGGGTGGGTTTGGGCAATGCTACCTTGCTTTTGCCTTGCACGCCGTCTGTCTGAGCGACAGTCATGGTGATAGCGGCTTTGGCTTCTGGAGTCTGCGCCTTCAGTGAGCAGATATTATGCTCATGCTCTTCCAACGGACGCACCGGCGAGAAGAAAAGTTTGGGCGTAGCAGAGTCAATATCGAACCGCATCTCTGTAACAACATCTTCCACGTTAACGCCGTGAGCCGCCAGGTACTTGACGTAGGACTGTAGCGGCATCTTGTTGTTCTCGGGCTTGCCAAAGATCGACGTAGCCGGAAGGGTAAGTTGGAATACCTCACCGTTCATATCAGAAGCCAGCACTACAGCCAGACGCTGTTGGAAACGGCAAGCGCGGGATTCACCCTGACCAGACCCAGCGATATTCTTGGGGCAGTCAGCACAGGTGGCGTGTTGGGGGGTCTTAACATCTGAGTTCGGACGGATGCCGTCATTAGACCAGCACTCGGGTGCGGCCTGATTGCCTTCTTCATAGGTGCCAGCGTAGTACTGACGACTGACGTGTTCTGCGGCAGAAACAATAACCACAGGCATAGAACGATCTTCAGACTTTGCAGTCTCCTGACCACCGACCATCATACGAAAGACACCGCCACGGATGGAGATTCTTTTGTTCTGGCTATTGCCCATGAGCGCACGAGTTGTCGCACTCAGGCTACGGTTCTTCAGATAATCGGGCAAGTTGCCCTTAAACAACGACAGTTCTCCGCTCATTTAGATCTCCTTACGGTTACGGAATAACGGCTCTCGGAATTGAGGCCTTGTGGTAAAAAACTAGGGTTCTCCTCCAGCCATGACTTCATGTTCGTCTGGTGAATACGACGCTCAAGAAGGTCAAAAGCCTTATGGTCTCGTATGAAGTTGTGCATGGACTCCCAATCTGCTGTCCAGTACCGGGTCTTTACAGAACGGATTACGGTACCGTGGGGGGTCTTGATGCTGTCAGCACCCGTGGCTTTGCAGATCTCCATCAGTTCGTTCTCAACCATTTCCATCTGCGACTTCAGGTTAGCCACCCGCTCTTCATGCTCACGCTCCATTTGCTGTAGCGTGTCTCTCATCTTAATGTAAATTTTTGCCAGTTTGTCGGCGCTGATTTCACTCATTGTTAACTCCAGTTTGGTTGCTCATGTTTACTTTGTCAACCTCTTGATAAAAAAGTTCCACAACTTTTGAGTGGATGTTCTCTTTTTTTCTCAGGGAGGCGTAAACCTTGGCTTCTACCGTACTGCCCTGTAGGTGGACGACTGTCACATTGTGACGCTGCCCCTTGCGGTGCGCCCTGGCGTTGGCCTGTAAGTAGGACTCCAGACTGGTGGTGGGGCCGAACCAAATGATCGTGTCGGCGGCTGTAAGCGTTACCCCGTGGGCCGCAGCCTGGGGCTGAATGACCAGCACCCGTGGGTCTTTTTCCTGCTGAAATGTCCTGAAGATCTCGCTTCGTTTGGTCGCCGTAACCTCACCAGATATGATCTCGTTGGTTATGCCGTTCTCAGTCAGGAAGTCTGAGACAGAGCCTATCGCATGCTTAAATGGCACGAAGACCAGAATCTTATTAGAGGTTTCCCTAATAACCTCCAGCAACACATCCAGCCGGTTCTTGCCATCAAACGATATCGCATCGCCGTTGTCGGAATAGACAACACCCACGGACAACTGCAGTAACTTGTTCATTAAGGTCGCGGCGTTGACTGCTGTAATTGTCTCGTCTGCCGCGTGGATCATCATTTGCCGACTGATCTTGTCGTAGTAGGCCTCTTGCTGTCTTGATAGCGGCACCATGCGGGTCACATAGGTTATGTCCGGTAGGTCTAGGCACTGCTCTTTGGTGAACCTGATTGCTGGTTGCAGTGCAGCATGGACTCTTTCCACGGCATCTACTCTGGGTAACCAGACGAATCGGGACACTTGCGCCATCACATGATCTTTCCAGGCGGTTTTGAACTTCGGCACGCGATGTGGAGAGACAAGTTTTGCCATGCCAAAGGCATCTTCTGGTGACTGTGCCGCAGGTGTGCCGGTCAGCATCCACAACCAGACGTTATCGAACATCAGATTGTTTAGGCACTTCCATCTGCGGGTAGAGGTGTTCTTGTAGGCATTGGCCTCATCGACAATGATCAGATCAAAGCCAGCCCCCTGCAGATCTTTCAGTATGACTTCCACACCGTCGTAGTTGATGATTACGAACTCGGCGTCGCTCTCTATGATCTCTTTGCGCTTCTCTGCCCTACCATGGGCTATGGCTACCCTGCGGTGCATGGCGAACCCAAAAAGGTCTTGTTGCCAAGCAGATTGCATGATTGACAGAGGGCAGATGATCAGAACCCGATTGATGACACCCTTCTTCATCAGATAATCTGCAGCCCAGATGCAAGATGCCGTCTTGCCTGTACCTTGCTCATTGAAACAGAAGGCACGCTTGTGCAGGGTGAGGAAGGATGCCGTCTCTATCTGGTGGCTCATGGGCTTATTGAACCCAGGCCAGTTGTAGTCCTTCTTTATAGTGGACGGTACGTTTTTGATGTTGAGTCTGGCTAGAGTCTGTGCTTCGTCAAGTCCCCACTTAACTAGCACCTCAGATGAACCATCCAGACTATTAACGAGTTTACTGTTGGGAATCGTATCCAGAACGGGTCTGGGATTCTTTAGCCTCAACAGCAAGGCTTTGTTGTCGATTATTTGCATTGGCTCTCAGCACGGGCTACCGGCCCGAGACGGTTTAGGGTTTACTTCTTTTCGCGTTTACTAACTTCTGACACGAGTTTGCTCTGCGAGTTCCGCTTGAAAGACCTATTCTTGCTAGGTGATTCGATACGCACGCCGTGACCGTTACTGCCCCCCTTACTTAGCGCACGCTTGTGGGCTACATCTTTACCTTCACGAGCATCAGCCTTGCCATTCCCGTTAGCATCTTTACCGTTGCTATCAATCTTGCGTCTGGCTCGCTGCCGCTCCATGCGGAACTCATGTTCCCCACGTTCTTTCTGTTGCTCGTATTCTTTCTTGTACGGCCTGGGTTTGTTGACGTAAGGCATTATTCATGTCTCCCATTGTGAACACAGCTTACAACTGGGCAGTATTGGCGGCATGTGAAGTTTGGTTTGGCGTTCCAGACATCTTCTTTAAACGTCTGGGCCAGCCATTGATACCGGCCTGTCCATTCCTGCATGATGCCAACTACGTCTGCCCGAGTGTATTTCCGTGTGATCATGTCCTCACAGACCAGAAACAGCAACGCCGCCTTTATGGTCTGCACTTGCGGGAAGTGGGCAAAGGTGCATAGCGCCATGAGATCTAACTGCTTGGTGTCTGCATACTTGCTTGACTTACCCGTCTTGTAGTCTACGATTCGGGCCTTCTCGCCGTCAATGACGATCAAGTCAGCGATACCTCGTAGCCACACATTGCTGTCAAAGAACCCACATGCCTCACCATCGCTGGTCAGCCCCATCCTGTATTCGCAGTGCTTCTCCCCTGGTAGTTCCTTTAGTAACCGAAACGGTTCCTCAAACTGCGAGAACTGTGGGGGTACGGGTGCGTCCTCTTTGATGTAGTTCTCTGCCGCCGTGTGGACTGCCTCGCCATACATGATGGCCTCTGACTTTGGCTCAGTAACATCTTTTACTACCTTGAGGTGGTAGTATTTTTTGGGACACTGCTCAAACAGACCGATAGCGCTATAAGACCAAGCTGGAGTCATTCAAGGTGGCTCTTTGTAACGTTTAGTAGAAGTTTGTTGTTTGCCATCATCTCTTCAATTTTTTCTTTAGCTTCCGCGTACTGACGCTCGTTCATGAGTTCATGTACTTCACGCAGAAGGCGCTTTATCTCAAGGTAATAAATGGCGTAATCCATTTTAACATTCTCCGTAATTTTTGCCAATGCCAGACTCACAATCTACCGGTAGTCCTTCAGCCCAATCGGGCACCCACCGCATGCACTCCTCAACATACTTCCTCGCTTCCGCGACCTCATAGTCTCGCACAAGAGTCATCACGGCGTCATGTACCGTCAGCACAACCCGGTACTTCTTAGAGATTCTAAGCATCTGTTCCCCAACCACGCATCGGGCCAAACCCTGCACCACGTTCTCCACGACCTTGCCACCGTAGATGTAGATGTTCTTCTCCCGACGAGAATCGTAGGAATAGACAAGGCGACTGCCACCACCCACTAGCCCTTCGGTTCTGCTGGTTAGGTTGTTATAGATGAGCTTCAACTTACTTGGCAGCTCAAACCCGTTCTTAATGATCTTGATCACACCTTCTCTGCCAAATCGTGTGTACTCGTCACTGATCATGGAATTGAGTGCGTTGTTGCCTTGCTCCCATAGATCGCGGATATGCGGATAGGAAGCACGATAGATTTTTATGATCCGCTCTGCCTCGCTCTCGCTGATGTCGATGCCCTGCAACTTGAGCATGAGGTGAAACTTCTTGTGACCCATGCCGTAGCCAGCACCCAGAATCACGGTCTTACCAAAGAACCGCTCCTCTTTGGTGATCTCTGATACATCTTTACCGTAGATCTTTGCCGCCATGATCTTGTAGACATCCTCACTGTTGGCAAAGGCGGTGACTAAATCCTTCTCCTCTGCCAGCCACGCTAGAGTACGCGCTTCGATCTGTGAAGAGTCGCAGTCGATGAAGGTGTAGCCCTCAGGTGCTATCAGTGATGTCTTTATTGCCGTGTTGCCACGAGACGGCAGATTCTGCAGATTAACTTTATCCGAGCCACCCCAACGCCCAGTATGCGCCGCGTAATACTTCAGGGGTACAGGCAACGCCCCACGCTTACCAATATTGATAAACCGCTGTGTCCTGGTCTCTTCAATCGTGGTCTTCACACCAAGCCTAGCGGCAACTAGGTTCTGTACCGCAGGGTTCTCATGCTCTAAGAGTGCCTTGAAATCCCCATCTGTCTTGGCAAATGCCCAAGTCTGCTTGCCCGTACGTGCCGAGATCTTGGTGGGCGGCCTTACACCCAACGCAAGCAACGCCTCTGCAAACTTGTCATTGGACATGATGATGTCTTTGTGAGCTGCAGCGGCTTCAAGAAGGTCTGCCTTTTTGTCCTTCAACTCCTCCAGATACTTCTCAAGCATGGGCACATCGATCTGGATTACCGGCTCAGTGAACATCTTCACGGTCAAATCGATCAGCTTCAACTCTTTAACCGGGAAGCCTTCGTTGAGGATATGGAAGAGTTTGTAGGTTAGGTCAACGTCGTTCTTGCAATACTCCCCATACTGAGCAAGGTCAGCGGCAGAAAACATGAACCGCTTCTTGCCCATGGCGTTCACAACTTCCGTACCCTTCACACCAATCTCATACCGTTCAGCCAAGGCTTTCAAGCTACCACCCGCATCGACCCCGTGTATCGGGCGTGCCATGGATAACGTGTCAAGCCATGCCTTGGGTCTGAGGTTGAAGTGCCAGTTAAGAATAGCCCCATCAAAGATGGCATTGTGGGCAAGAGCAAAAGAATTGGCCCAGTCGTATTGCATGAGGAACTCTTTTATCTCAGCATGCGAACCACTGAACCACACTGCCTCTCCATCATCTTCCTGCACTGCTACGCCTATGACTTCAAATCTTGGGTCGCGTACGTATTCTTCTGTGGTCTGGGTACGAAACCCGATGTCTCGGTCGTAGTAAGTCTCAAAGTCAATCGTTAGAATTTTCATCTGCTCTCTTTAGGATAGTTCCCACTCAACGAAAGTCTCACCCTTGTGCTGATATATGCAGAGGTCGCCTACGGTTGATGGGGTGTTGTCAGCTTCCTCGTCTGTCTTGCCGCCTTGGCAGTTCTCGCACCAGAAAGATATACGTAGCCCGTGCCGCCTGTAACTAGGGTTTAGAGTCAGGTCATTGCTAATAGTTTCATCCTGGGTGTACTCAAAATTACTGACCGTGACCTTTGTCTGGTCTTCATCCTCGCCTCTAAAGAAGGTCTGGACTTCGCCTTGGTGTAGGTATGTACCCGAGCATACTGGGCAGATCAGACGTTCTTCACTGTCACTGTCGCCATACCCAAGCGTTGCCGGTAGTCTAGTTCTGCCCATTTTCACACTCCTCTATAAGTTTGTTTAGATACCACTGAGCCTTTTTGAGATCTTGCAGTGCATCATCTTTGTAACCCGTGCGGGACAGGTATTTTATTGCAGTCAACCTCAGGTGCCCCTTGAATTCTTCTGGTGTTGACTTGGCCTTCATGTAGTCAATCGTCTCAATGCCACCAACCTTGTAGTGTGGTGGGTGGTTGACTGCATCTACTTCGTACGGCACACCACTCACTTTCATGCTTACTCCTTCACTGGTTGACGTTCGGCCCACATGTTCATGCAGGTCTGCTCTAACTCTAGGCTGGGCGGGTTTGTCTTGAGTGAATCCTTCAACCCCATGCGATATGCCTCTACTACATCTTTGGGCATACGCACCGCGCTAGGATCTGGGGACGCTGTTAGCCGATCAAACACAAGCACCACTAACACCGTAACCATTGCGCCAAAGATAGCGCCACTCCAGTACGTACCGTTTTGTATTTTGTAGTCAAGCCTTGTCTGCATTATTCTTCCCCCTTAAATTTCATTAACACTTTTTCAAGCCCCTCTCTTTCTGTGACTTCTATCAATTTCAGGCTAGAAGAGGAAAGGCATTTTTTAGTTTCTATGTCATAAAGGGAGCCGGTGATGGCATCCATAAGGAAAGTCTTTTTGCTGGGGTCTGTGCCAATGTATACCGGCGTCATTATTCTTTCCCCCATGGTAGTTGTCCCAATCAAAAGTTGATGATCGCGTATCCACTCTTTTTTCTTGGACGTAATTCCGTTGGGTGCAAAATAATCGAGACTGTAAAGATTGTGGGAATCAGCGATTCTTATGGGCACATCACTTGTGATCTTCATGTGTTCTTCCCCTTTGAAAAAACTTCTTTGCGTAACTTGTCGTACTCATCTTGTAAATCTGCTATCCAATCCTGAAGAATATCTAACCCGACCACATCTTTTGGCAAGTTTGGCAATAACCTAACCTGACCTTCTTCTTTATTCATGTCGTAAAACAAACTCCCATGTATTAAGTATTTCTCTGGGTAGCTAAAGCTATGCCTTTTCATTGTTCTTCTCCTCCTTATCTCTACCATCCCACCCTGACTGAAACCCCGCATCCCACGCCTTGGCCCAGGCTATGCACCACAGTTCGTATGAACCATCCAGCGGGAACTTAAAGTCCTCCTTACCTTTCATCATCGCCTTAACATCTTTGCGTCTGATGAACTTATCCCACGCTTGGTCGCGCTCTTTGTTCAGCATGGGTACATCATCAAATAGTCCTTTGCTCATTTCTCACCCCTTGCTCGGATTGCTTTGGCGCACTCGTCAGAAGCGTCACCTTTCCAAAGAGCTTCATCACTACGACCGGGCCATGACATTTGTTCACACACCTTCGCACACGCCTCACGCTCATCAGCAACGGCTTTTAACAATACTTTGCCAAAGTTATTTCTCTGACGTACTATTCGCCGCTCAAACTCTTCATTTACTTTCTCTCGCTCATTTTCTGCTATTAGTCTGGCGAACTTCTGTAGGTCAAAATTTGACGCTCCATATGTAGATTTTTTTCTACCAATGCCAGCCTTCTCTGCCATCTCAAGGACTTCTTCTCTGTTCACGTCGTTCTCCTCTCAATCAGGTTGAACGGGTCATGCCATTTATAAGTCACGGGTACAACTTCGTAATACAAAAACATATTGGATGGCCCACGTTTTTTTGCCATCAGTCCTGCCTCGACCTGTCTATCTAAGCGGCTACGGGCGGCTTTGAGCGAGATCTTTTTCTTCTTGGCGAAGTCTTTGATGGTCATCATGTGCCGCGCCCCCTACTGCAAGGCCAGATAGCCTCCAACTTGTTACGAATAAGACTGTCTGCGGTGTAGTGCCGAGACGCAGGGTTATCTTCTAAATGCTTCTTGATGATGTCCTGCACCTGACCAGAAGTGATGCCGCTAGGTGGGCAGACTGTCACAGTCGTAAATGTATCGGTCACTCCCATGACGTAACCCAAAGCCAACATCTGACGCATGTTGCTCCCGTTCATATCGGACAAAAGGTTGTTACCAGACATGAACTCAGCCTGCGCCATTGCTGGCACGAACATCAGACTCAGAAGTAACTTTTTCATTTCCATTCCCCTATGAGATCCCTACCCTCATCGGTAACTGCAATGTAGTGACAACGCTCGTCCTGGCCTCTAACCCGAACATCCTTCACGTACTTGCGCCGCTTCAGCCTAGCCACGTACTTATGTGTAGTAGCCTGACTGGAGATCTTTTCCCGCAAGGCATCGTTGACTAACGTTTGAGTCAGCACCTCTTTGGGGTATGTGGTCATCTGCTCCAAGAGCATCAACTCTTTAAAATCTAACTTCTTTTCCTTAATGAATTTGAACGCTTGCATCGGTGTCATTTCAGTAAAACTCCTCTAACGTATCGTTTATTACGGGATACCAGCACATCTTTAACTAACCCGGCTTTGATTAAGGCCACCATAGCTGCTCGTGCCGTATCGGTAGTGCAATCCATACGCTCTGCAATGTCCCATGCAGTGACCGGGGTCTTGCGGGTACGTAGATACGGTAGAAGTTTGTCTGCCACACTCATCAGAACGGTGCCTCTTCACAAGTAACCTTTGTCAGTTTTTGCTTTTCCTGGCTTGCAAAGTACTTCTGGACTAGCTTTCTTTCTTCCGGCGTCTTGAAGGGCCAATCCCATCTGTCCATCGTAAGGCCCGAGGGGTGCATATGTTGTGGGAAATTTTTCAAGTGGTGGGGCTTCGCTGTTTCCTGTGATTGCATGTTTAAGCATCGCTTCCTTGAGTCGTGTCCGTTCAACATCTTGGTAGTACTCTCGTATCGCCCAAGACACAAATTTAGATTCCAATTTCGTAAGTGCCATTTTTGATATGTCTGATCCGTTAGTGGATAACACTCTCCTGCGTATAAAGAACTCAGGCAGGCGACCACTCTCATACAACACCCGTAGCTCACCACAAAACAGACTATCTGGCAAGTAGCTAAAGGCTTTTAGTAAAAATTTGACCGGCATTATCAAGTGATCGCCTCCATACTGTTAGGTTGAGGTTTACGCCAGCTTGCGGGGCCGCCCCGGCTTGCGCTTAGCGGGTTTGGCTGGACTTGTCACGTTGTGACGGGCTAATACGTGGGCGAACTCGTCTTTAGTTACAGGTTGCCATGCTGTTGCCTTGTTAGCTGTACGCACCTGGGTCTCAAGCCCATCGGCGTAGCGGCATAGCGCCTCAATAATGATCTCGTATCGCGTCTTTTCATTCATCTTTTTATCCTCTCAGGGAACTGGTTTCAGGTGTTCATCGCAAAATTTACGCACGAAAAAAATCCCAGCGTATAGCTGGGACTGGGCAGTTTCTGAAAAGTTCCGTCACATTGTGACGATTAGGCGAATAAAAATAGGTGTGGGGTCAACTCTCTGGAGACACGGAAAATGATCTAACCGTAAAAGGAAAGCCCCCCACTGCGGGTGTTGTTCGCATGTCAACACGTCACCTCCCGCTGGACGCCACCGCTATCAATTCTGTCCAACAACTCAATAAGGTTTGTTATGTCCTCCCGCACGACGAGAGCCTCGCCCCCGGCATTACGAATATCCTGTAAATGTTTATCCTGCAGGGCTGTAGTTTGCCCCTTACCTGCTTTGCACTCAATACCTACAAACCTACCCTTGTAGCAAACCAAGATGTCGGGGACGCCTGCATTGCCAAACCCACCAGCAACCGGCATGGCATAGTAAGCGCCCCGCTCCTTGAGAAGTTTAGTTACTCGGGCTTTGACTTTCGCTTCTGGGGTCAACGAAGTTATCTCCAATCAGCACATACGCATTACACATAGTGCCTTGAATCATACCGACACCCGGAACGCTCATGTCTCTGCTTGTCGTGGGTACTATATCTAAGACAGCCATGGAGCCAAGAATATCCGCAGGGAGATTACTTTTCCCGATAACCTTGTCGAACAAATAGTCTTTGCTACCGTTTGTCACAATGTGACGAACAACTGTGAACTTCTCACCAGGAGACTCGACAACGAGAACGCTGTGCTTCATAAGTTCTGCACGCGCAGCCTTGGCTTCGTCTATCTTGGCAAAGGCTTCTTCAAAGCAACGCTTGATAGACTTACCCTCAACCGTCTCGATGCCATCACCCCCACACAAAAGGCTACGCATGACCCGAGTCTGCGTCTCAGCGTTCATGTAATACAACTTACGCACGAGATTGTCTATCTCACTCTCGCTCTTAGTGAACTCCGAACTCTTGTCGATGAATGTACTCGCATTACTCTTTAAGTACTCAGCCAGTGAGGACTGTGCTGTCGGTCGAAGCGCGTGAACATACTTATGTATAGCGTTCCGATCCAGCGTACGCCTGACATTGAACGGACGACGGGTCTGCACATCGTAGTCAAACCGAATCTGCAACTGTGGTTTTTTCCTCTCGCTACCATCGGGCCTGTGAATACAGAAGCCACCAACATCTTTGTACTCACTGAAGATAACGACATCGCTGATGCGTCGCCGGTCTGAATCAAAATTAACACGATCAAAACTGACACGCACAAAGAACTCATCATTCTTGGGGTGGGTAAGCAATGCCTCCATACCCGTACGCATCAACATGTTCTCCTCTGACACATCAAGGTCTGGACGCCCAAAGATAGCCCTCACGGTCTGGATAGTAATGGGGCAAATCATTTCCTGCTCGGCTGCTTGTCGCATTGTGACACTCCTTAGAATGAAAACTTGTTGATGATGTCGTTGACACGGGCATGCACATCAGTGCGAACCAGCACAGACTCACGAAGATCTTTAGCCGTGATGCCTAGCATGGCCTGCTCCAACTCTCGGCGTGCCTCCTCCAGTCGTGGGTCGTTCGCAATGTTTAGCGAAGACAGGAGCGCACACATCTCCTGCGTGTTGGTAACGAGCGAGTCACGGAATACTTTCTTCTCCCCACCATCATCAACAGCCAAACGCTCAGAAAGATGTTTAAGGGTGGTGTGCAGTCTGTCCCACACATCCTGCATCGCCTCCTGCATCTTGGCCTGGAAGTGCGTCTCGTACTGCGCGGTCAACTCTGCCTGCATCTCGTTGCTCACATCAACACGGAAGTCACCGGACGACGGCAGTGGGTAGTAGTTCACATTGAAGTAGAACTTGCGATCCACCTCGGACTGCGTTGGGTACTCGTCTGCGTTAAACATGTCACCGAGTTCAAAGGCAACCGCAGACTTTAGCGTCGGGTAGACTGTCACAAAGTGACGCTTCAAGTCGTGCAGTTCGGTTAACTTCTCATTGGCTATCGTCACATAGTTCAGATAGTTCTTCATTGGCAGAAGACGGATGCCGCTATCCAGCCAGGGTATAGTCTGCGTGTAGTGCCAATTACGAAACGCGCCGACTGCCTTCTTCAGGTCGTCATGCTCTTTGACCCCAGGCAATAAGTTCTTACTGTAATTACCAGCACGGCTCTTGGCGTTCTTGTTCTGCGCCACCTCCTCAGACACAGCGCGGTCAGTCTTACGGGCCTGCCAGAACCCGATGTTGAGTTCGACAAGCATTGATTGGTTAATCATTGCGGTTACGTTGCTTGGGTTCAAGCTCATGTTTGTTTGCGTGGTTTGCATGGTTCTCTCCAGAGTTAAAGTTTGATTACCTTGCCGGGGAAGTTCCCGACCCTACCTTTACTGCTAATCACCCAGACCGTAGGCGGCATGCCGCTCCAGTCACCTACATCACCAACCTCTCCATCAGTAAAGATGACCAAAGCCTGACTTGTCACTTTGTGACAGAGCATGTACTCCCTAACGCAACCAACTGTCGTGCCTCCACCTCCTTCCGGTTTAGTAGACTGCGGGATGCTGTCTATCTGATCTTGCGTATAGATCTCGTGCTTGCACACTGTCGTGTCCCAATACAGCAGATGAATCTTCTCGGGCTGCACTATCTTGCAGATGCCCACCAACTCAGAGAGGAACTCGATAAGTTCAGACTGCCCGATAGATCCTGACATGTCAGTGGCAATCGTTATCGACTCCATCGACTCCGAGATCGATGTTGGCATGTACATGTCCTGAGACACGAACCTTCTGTTAGGACGCCGCCATGACGAGTCACTGCGTGCGGCACATGTTGAGATCATGAATTCCCTAAGAAGTTCATACGGGTTAAGTTTAGGTTCCAACAAGTCAGCGAAGTCTCGTTGTCCACCCGAGCCAGCCTCTCCCTTCTTCTTAAGTAAGATCTCGCCTTGCCGGAGCGCCTGATCAATCTTGCGCTCAACTTCCTTGCGCTCCTCTTCATTCCAAGACTCTGCACTTTGCCAATCGTGTTCATCAAACCCTCCGCTGTTATCGCCATCACCGTCGTCACCATCATCGCCGTCGTCGCCGTCGTCGTCGCCGTCATCTTCATCTTGTTCCTGCATTAAGATGTCAAAGACTTGTCGGGCATCCATACCCTCAAACCGCTTGTCCATGCACCCATTCGCAGGCATCTGGGCAACTTCTCCATACGGGTCGTACTTAGTGATCTGCAGGTTGATGACATGATCGCAGGCGGCATTGGCGATCTTGGGGTTCTGCTCGTAGAGGTTGCGCCACACCAGCATATGTTTGTAGGCCTTGTGCCAATTCTCATGCAGCACCAGGAAGTTCAACTCTTTGTCGGTCAGACTTGTCACAAAGTGACGCCCGTACTGAGTGTTCAGCCCGTCAGTCCGTGCTGTCATCTTGGGGTTGTCCACGACCTCGGTCTTGCCAGAGACAAGAATCCCCGACATAAGAATAAACTTCTTATGCGCCATGAGCGTCACATGCGCTCTGTGCAGGCGTTGTTCAGCCGTTAGTTTTGAAAGATCCATCTGTATCTCCTCAATTAATTAACACGAAGTATCGTGATCTCAGTTCTGTCTGCATTGAATTCAGTCAGGTAGTTCTTAGACCCAAACAATCTACGACCCGAATTGCACACGACCGAACGCATAGTGTCTGGGTGGTACTTGCATGGGATAGTCGCTGTCTGCCCAGGCTCAAGCGGGGCGATGTACTCATTAACATACTCAGACGGCTCACCCCTCTTTGCTTCAGGGTTGCGGGTTGCGACACGCGCAGGCTTCTCCTTCTTTTTCTTCTGCGGTTCGATGACCCCATCGGGGTCATGCACGATAACTTCTCCGTCAGCCAGCACGACTTTGAACGAGGCTCCGCTGTTGCGTAGGAAGGCGAGTTGCGTCTCGGTTGCTTTACGAACGATGCTTGTGATTGCCATGACTGTATCTCCTCAATTAGTTAGCGTGCTTTGGCAAAGATGTAGTTATTGCGTGTGGCCCAGTCAATGAATGACGCATGGCCTGCCGCCTTGGCGTTGTCAGACTCAAGTAGTGAACGCGCAAATACGCCTTGGTTCTCTTTGGGTAGACGCTCAAGGTAGATCATCCAGCGTTCGATGTTCTCGCGCTTAACATGTAAGACAGCCTTGTAGGTCATGATGCAGTTCGCCACGGGGTCACTCGGTATGCTTATGCCATGCGGGTCAGCGAGAATAGAATCGAAGGTCGGCATCTTGTCATCCAGGTTGATGAACGCATGCAGAGACCGCGCACCAGACTCGCCAATCGAACCGATCAAGGCTGCAAGCATTGGCTCATCACCGATTAACTTGCGCTTCTTCACGATGTTGGATGCCTTCTCAAACGAACGCGGAGAACAGAAGGCTGTCTGGACTTCTTTAGGGTTGAAGATGTACTGGTTCTTGGCCTGGCTGGGGTCAAGATAGGAAGCCATGGTCTCGGGGTACTGATCAACGAACGCGATAACTTGTTCTGTCACGTTGTGACGGATCGCCCACTTGATCCACTCTTCAGCCGTGGGCTTACGGAAATTGACCACAGCCATACGGTTCTGGGCGTGCGCTTTGAGATGATCGCCTACGCCATCCTGCGACAGATTGCCCGTGGCAAAACGCAAAGACCCCTCGGGTAAGTAAGTGTCACCGATGCGCCCCTCAAGTAAGAGAGGCAATAACATGTTCTGCACAGACTGCGATGCTTTGGTCAGCTCGTCCAGCATAAGAATGACGGGCCTGCCCGTGTGCAGTTTGAAGTGTGCGTTTGGATAATATCGCGTGCAGTTCAACTCTCTGTCGATGAACGGCATTGCAATGTCGCCCAGGTCAAGGTTCGCGCAGTCGATGTACGCTACCTCGTGATCGGGGAATAACTTAGCAAGATCTTTGAGCATGGATGACTTGCCAACACCAGGCTCGCCACGGAAAAGAATCGTGTCGGTCTGGCCCAGGTTTGCCACCATGGCAACGGCTTGCTCGTGATTTACGGAAGTTCCAAATGTGATAGTACCCATGATGCGTAATGCTCCTTAAGATGTTAGAAAGATAAAACACAGGAATAAAAAATAAAAACAAAAACAAAACAAAACAAAACAACTACATCTACCGCCTACATCTGCCGTCACAATGTGACAGCCCCAGCCATACATCAACAACTTAATAGACAAATCTATAACCTACCCTTATTGGACAAGAAAAGCCGAACAAAAGTTCCCTACCCCTGAAATGTTTCAGGTTACATTCAGGAAGTCTTGACCGAACCATCCACTGCTCCCATCGGCAAAGGCGATCTTGTAGTAGATGTTGTTGCCGAACCATTCCCACTCGACTACTAGTCCGGCATCATCAATGCCACGCACATCTACGACCTCGCCCACATTAAACATCTGCCCGATGTCACTTTGTGACACGCTCACCTCCTAATAAGAAAGCATCATCAGAATCATGTAGGCCAGGAACGCAGCAAAGGCAAGACCAAGAACGCCTAAGAAGTCAAGGAACACTGCCCTAAATTCCTTTGCCCGACGAATACGCCTACGCCTTTCGATTGAGTTGATTGAAGTCATACATCTCCCCCTTTTTCTCCGCGTGAATAGATCGTGTCCATCGTCTCTGCTACGAACGACAGGGCAATGCGCTTCTCAGTGCCACTACGAAACGCCGCCACAGCCAGCACGAACGCTAGTGCTGGTATCACTTGATCGATATGGTGACCATTGAGCGCCTCATCTATCTGCATGAGTAGGCGCTTGTACTTCTTATCGTCTATTTCCATTTCCCTACCTCCATGTCCTATGCGTCTCCGCAACATGCTCCATCCCGTCGTACTCCTCGACGAACCACTCCACGCCATCCGGCACAGAGAGAACCTTCAACTCGGCGTAGTTACCATTGGCCCTATCGCCTAACTCCTCAACGACTGCCACCAGATCGGCATCGTCGCGGGGCAGGAAATACTCCAGGGTCGCCTTGGCCTCATCGTTGTCCTCGTAGTTCTCACCCTTGCGAATCGCTAACATCTTTATGGCAAGGTCAGACAGTCCGAACCCGCCATAGCATCTATTAACCACGACTTTCTGCATCTCAAATCCCCCACACATTTAAAAGAATCAGCCCACCGCACACGGTCAGCACTAGGAAATAAAAAATAAAGATCATCTGTCCCATCTCGTTCTCCTTATGGTCTACCATCAGCGCCAACCCAACCCATGCCGACATAGTCGCTAGGGTCTTCGTAGTTCTCAACCATGTCCATGTGGTCAGCGATTGTCCACACGGGCTTCTGCTTGCCGTCGAACCCGAACGCTCTCCACTTGTACAACGCGAACGGCACACATGACTTATGCTCTCCTCCTTTCATGGCATTAATCAATCGCCAATTCCAATGATCTGTTACTCGGTTGGAATGGTTGTATGCCCATGTCCATGGTTGTGGTCGTTTGCATGTCCACGGCTGTGGGCGCTTGCTGTATCTTTCCGCTCTGTTCATCTCACACCGCCTTTCCGTCACTTTGTGACACCTCACGAAGCCTCTGAACCAAGGCCACCAAACTCTCATCTATGCAGTCGTCATCACCGAACGCGCCCATGTCACCGTCGAACAAGGCAAGGAACTCGGCACACTCACCGCTAACTTCTTCAGCCGTGGCCTGCAGTATCTGCTCATCGCGGTTGTCGTCCTGAACCAGCAACGCAAGGGCATACGCCCGCTCTAACATCTCAATCAATCTATCCATACTCTCGTCCATCTCACACCCCCTCGTTGACTAAACCGCCTTTGTTGTTGATGCCCACTGCCGCCTCGCGTGCGAAGGCAGAAGTGAAGTACATCGCCCCTTGTTTGTGTGGTGTTAAAACACACCATAACTTCCTATCCTGTCTTGCCTGCTCCTCGCCACACTCAAGGCACACGCGCTTGCCAATCTGCCACCGGGCGAACTCAATGTAGTCACCGCACATGCGGCACTGCGGATCATTGAAGTCGCGGGTTTCTGGTTGCTGATGTGTGTGGTGTTGTTGGTACTGCGTTTTGGTTTGCATGCTCATCTCCAGGTTTGCGGGGTGTCACATTGTGACGACCCCAGGGGTTAAAGAAAAATCAAACACAAAAACTTATCCCTACCCTTATTGGACAACGAAACCTGATGATAAGTTCCCTAAAGCTGAATTAAATCAAGGACTTACACGACTACCCACCCTCCTCTTTTTCTCCTCATCAAACAACACCCCGCTGAGCGCCTCGACCACCAGCATCCCCGTGGCTATGCCCATCGAATACCTACCATGCCCACGCCCTGCGGCATGCAGTCCTCGGTTGATAACTTCTCCTAAATTAAACTGCCGTACCATCTGCCCTACCGACTCCCCCTGCTCATCGAACTCCAGCCGTGCTATCTGTAAGTTGGGGTTGCACAGCCCGTACTCTTTGACCACACCCGCCAGCACATAGAACGCCTGCGCTTCGTACTCATAGGTGTCAAGTTGTTGTCGTAGCAGGGTTATTTGTTGTTGCAGTTGGTTTATTTGGTTTATCAGGTCTGCTCGTTCGTCTTTCATTTTCTCCCCCGTATCGCACTGGCGATTAACTCGTCTAGTTTTACCCTCAATAACTCAGCCACCACGGCATCGGCTAACTCATCTTCCTTGACCTCCACGGTTCGCAGTGTCTTCATCTCGTCTTTGACTGTCTTCACCTCATCCTTTAGTGCCCTGAGTTCCAGCTTTAGTTCCTTGATGTTGTCGAGAATCTGCTGACCCAGGCTGATCTTGGGGGCTATGTTGTTTGGGTTAGTTGCGTGGGTTGCGCCAGGGGTTGCGTTGCCCGTTGCGCCGGGGGTTGCGTGTTCTTGATTCAGTGGATCCTGCTCTAACTTCTCATTGACTCGCCTGTTGTGCTTGGTGCGCGGCCCCTCGGATAGTTGGCAGTGGGCGGGGTTCACACACAAGGGGTTGCGGCATACCCGTGTGATGCGCCCAAGGGTTGCGGGGTCTTGGTGCAGGAGGGTGTTCAGGCGTTTGAAGATGTAAGAGTGCGCGGGGTAATTCATGTACCGGGCGGAGCCTTGGTTCTTGTCGGTTGCGCCTTGCCATTCCCAGCAGGGGAGGCCTTTGGTTTGGGGGGTGAGTTTGGCGGCAAGGGCCAGCTTCACGGGGTCTGTCACGATGTGACAGTTCTGCCGAACCCAGGCGAGGAACTCGCTCTTTTGGGGGTCTGATAATGGTTGATCATCGCGTAGGGGAATTCCGGCACGGTCGATGAATTTGGGGTGTGGGGTGGTTTGGGGGACGAAACGCATGGGGTGGACTCCGTGAGTGTGGGGGGAAAAGGGTTCGACAGGGGAGGCGTGGGGAAGTTCCAGCGTGGTTTACAGATTGTAAACGATAGGGTAAATGGGGTGGGTGTTGTAATTTTGCGTCATAAATTTCTTTAATTTACTTATATATTACTAATTTGTTTGAGCTGAACATTATTATATTACCTTTTTTCTAAATTTCCGAGGAAAATCATGCGCGGAGCAAAAAATACCCCTTTTTTACGGTTTACAATCTGTAAACCAACGAAACGACATTTTTGGGAACGCCAAAACTGCCGGAAAAAAAGAAAAAAGGTAATATAATAGTAGTGTAGTAGTAGTAGTATAGTAATATATAAGTAAATTAATGAAATTTAATATCTCCTAAGCAATGCTTGTGCCAACTTTCGGGGGAGTGTCACAAAGTGACAAAAAAACTGCTTTTTTGCGGTTGATGGCGAGAATTCGTGCGATACCAGTTCCCCCTGCAAAGGGCCATGGATCCCTGCGGGTAAGATGTTCATGGGTGTGTCACATTGTGACAGGCGCAAAAAAACCCCAGGTGTTGCCTGGGGTGTTAAGGGTTGGGGTTGCTTAGACTGCTTCTTTGAGGAGTCCGTCTTCGATTGCCGCTTCTTCGATATCGGGCCACATGGTCAACAGGTTCTCGACCGCCTGGGGTTCGCACTGCGACAGGTGATTGCGGAGAACACGCAACGCTTCCGCTACTTTGTCATAGGATGTTGTACCCGAACCCGTCCCTGGCGCCGCTTCCCTAGGCGTGTACCGATCTAGCCCTAAGATCTCAACGCAGTAGGTCAAGAATCGGCTGTACTGCTCACGCGGATTACCGCCTGATTCCGAACGCGCCTTGACACGCTCGACGATTGCCGTCTTGATACCCTGGGCGTATTCCTTGTGGGTCTTCGCCTGTTCAGAGTTCTCCGATTTCAGGAAATCGACCGCACGCTTCGCTTCCTTGACGATTGCCGGATCACGCTTGCTCAGCATCGCGTAGTGGATCCACTCAGACCCGAACAGGTTGATTGCCTCGTGGGCGGAAGCACGCCACTGCGCCTTGATTGATTCTCTTGCCTGGGACTCGATATCGAGAGCCTGGTCAACGATAGCGGCGAACACTGCGAACTTCTCAACGGTTGTTTGAACTTGCATTTTTGAATCTCCTGGTAAGATGTCACAATGTGACAGGGTTGGTTTAACATCATTACTGCGTCCTACCCTTATAAGACAATGAAACCTGGTGATAAGTTCCGTCACAGTGTGACAAGTCCAGGCGCAACTGGCGAGGCATTGCTGGGTGATGGCGAGAATTCGTACGATACCAGTTCCCCCCGCGCAGGGCCGGTGCATGCAGGCAGTGTCACATTGTGACGGGTCAGTGCAAGAATTTCGGGCGAAAAAAAAACCCGCCGATTGGCGGGTTATGTGGAGGGGGGCGGACCTAGATTTTAAAGAGGGTTCCCCGTCTGAGGTTCCCGTATCTGATCATGATATCGGTAAACCCATCTGCCTTCAGTGCCTCAGTATCGCGGGAGCTGAGGTATCCGTGAACCTTCATACTCTCGGCCTTGAAATCTTTCCCGGCCTGCCAATCTGCCATGGCTTCCTTCGCGTTTTTGTAGTCACGGCCATATGCGGGGGATACAGTTAAAAGGTTAATCATTGTTTTCTCCTGAGATGTTAAAGGGTTAAAACCAAACTTCATCTTGCACACCATCACGGAGGCAGAAGGTCTCGCATGCGTCTGCAATGACCCCGAGGTTCCCGATGATGGGCAGATGGGCGATGAAATTAAAAAGATATCCGATGGGTGATTTCAGAAATGAAACGATATGTTTTTTCATGGCTAAATTCTCCGATTAGGGTTAAGACCCCCGTCACGATGTGACGGGGGGAAGGGTTACTACACCGACTCTTTCAGAAGGCCATCAGTCACTGCGGCTTCTTCAATGTCTGCCCACATCTCTAGGACATTCTCCACGGCCTGAGGTTCACATTGGGGCAGGTGGTTTCTCAGGACACGCAAGGCCTCTGCGACTTTATCGTATGAGGTGGTGCCTGAACCTGTGCCGGGGGCTTTGGCCTCTTTCGGCACATAGACATCAGTCAGGCCTGCGGCCTCCACCGCATAGGCCAGAAACCGACTCCATTGTTCGCGGGGATTTCCGCCATCCTCTGAACGGGCCTTCACGCGATCAGTCACTGCGGCCTTGATGCCTGAGGCATACTCTTTAATCGTTTTATAGGTCTCAGAGTTTACGGCCTTTAACTCTGCCACCTTGCGTTTGGCAGTCGCGGCAATGGCCTCATCGCGTTTGGAAAGCATGGCGATGTGAATCCATTCATTACCGAATAGATCGATGGCCTTGTGTGACATGTCACGCCATGCGGCCTTAATCGCGGCAGAGGCCTCAGACTGAAGGTCAAGGGTAGCGTCAACAATGGCGCCGAAGGATACTAGCTTTTCGTTTGTCGTTTGTACTTGCATTTTTAAATCTCCAGAAGGTGTCACATCGTGACGGGTTAAGGGTTACTAAGGTTTTCTGCCCTAGTGACGGTTGGACAATGAAAGCCGGGGATTAGTTCCCTGACATGTCACGATGTGACGGGGTACCGGACGGGGGCACCCCCCGCCAGCGAGGGGGGGATGGAGCCTCATGACATATTAAACCGCACGACCAATCTCAACTTTTTCAAACTCCCCCCTCCCCTATGTTAGTCTTCGCTAACTTACCCGTACCCCCCATTTCCCCTAATACCACCCCCTTGTTTTCTGCTGGAGTCCCGGCTCCTTCGGTGCTATATTTTTCTGGGGTAGGTAGTCGGCGCGGCGACTCTAAACAGCCCGTAGCTCCTTTGGCTGGGTGCAAATGTAAAAATCCTACCCCCCTACTATTTTTTGTGTTTATAATCCGCGCATGCAACTACTTGAACCGGAAGTAGGCGTGGACGTTCCAGAGTCCAACTTTAATTTTCAAGACGTATACGAGAAAGCTCGTATCGCGTGCAATACTGCTTTGGAATTAAACCAACGTGGTATGCCTATCGAGATCGATAAAGAAGATGAACTCTTTGCTGAGAGGATCATCAAGGAAGAGATCTCAATCCCCACCAACTACAATTTCTCTGCTGGTACCGCAGTAAAACTCGGCGCACTGCTGCAAGAGTACGACGTGCAGGTTGCCAAAAGTGCTGCCCAGTTACGTACCGTCTCCACTAACAAACTCATAGAAATGCTAGACGACCCAGACCCCAAGGTCAGGCTTAAGGCTATTGAGTTAATCGGCAAGATTGCTGACGTGGGTCTCTTTGCTGAGAGAACCGAGATAACCATAAATCACAAGTCAACTATCGAGTTGCAGCAGGAGTTGGCTAAGTTAGTAAGTGACTATGTGGATGTGGAAACCAAGTTAGTAACAAGTGACACGGAGGAAGAAGAGGAAGAAGATGGGGCACCACGAGAAGAGGAAGAAAGAGAGAGCGCTGGCACGCAAGAAGGAGATGCAGAAGCTGCTAGAGACGAAACTGAGGAAGACAAGTGATGGGGGCCAACGAGACCCAGAACCTCCTCGACCCGGAGATTCTCAAAAAGATCATCCCAAAGCTGCCGCCTGAGAAGCAGATCGCTGCCAAAGTTCTCATAGAGGAACTCAAAAACCGCAAGTACAAACAACTTGCACAGAGTAACTTTCTCACCTTTGTAAAACATGTTTGGCCTGAGTTCATACATGGCAAGCACCATGAGATCATGGCTGATGCGTTTGAGAGAGTTGCCAGGGGTGAGTTAAAGAGGCTCATCATCAACATGCCACCACGGCATACAAAATCTGAGTTTGCCTCTTACCTGCTTCCATCTTGGTTCCTGGGTAAGTTCCCACAGAAGAAGGTCATACAGACCTCGCACACGGCTGAGCTTGCTACAGACTTCGGTCGTAAGGTGAGAAACCTTGTGGACAATCCGATGTACAAAGAAGTGTTTACGAGTGTTGCACTGCAATCAGACTCAAAGGCCGCTGGGCGATGGAACACAAACCACGGCGGTACGTACTTCGCTATTGGTGTGGGAGGCGCGGTAACAGGTAAAGGTGCTGACCTGCTGATTATTGACGACCCGCACTCAGAACAAGAAGCCATACTGGCGGAAGTTAACCCAGACATATACGATAAGGTCTACGAGTGGTACTCCTCAGGGCCACGGCAGCGTCTGCAGCCAGGGGGAGCTATTGTCATCGTTATGACCAGATGGTCAAAGAGAGACCTGACGGCACAGGTAGTTAAGGCCTCTGTGCAGCGTGGGGGAGATGAGTGGGAGGTCATTGAGCTTCCCGCGATACTGCCAAGTGGCAAGTCTTTGTGGCCCGAGTTCTGGAGTCTGGATGAGTTAAGCGCTCTGAAAGAAGAACTTCCGGTGCATAAATGGATGGCGCAGTACATGCAAGCGCCTACCGGAGCAGAAGGTGCGCTGATAAAGAAGGAGTGGTGGCAGACCTGGGAGCATGAAGACCCCCCATCTTGTGAATACATAATCCAGTCTTGGGATACGGCGCATACAAAAAGTACGCGGTCAGACTATTCTGCCTGTATAACGCTGGGCATATTCACAACCGAGGATGCAGGGCCACAAATTATTCTGATTGATGCTTTTAAAGACCGGCTGGAGTTTCCAGAGTTAAAAGCCAAGGCGCTTGAGAAATACAAAGAGTTCCAGCCAGACTGCTGCATTATTGAGGCCAAGGCGGCAGGGGCACCCCTTCTACAAGAGTTAAGGCGCATGGGCATACCGATTCAGGACTATACGCCGGTGCGTGGGAACGATAAGATTACTAGGGTCAATGCGGTAGCGGATCTATTTGCCTCAAAAATGATCTGGGCACCGAAGATGCGTTGGGCTGAAGAAGTTATAGAGGAGTTTGCATCTTTCCCCGCTGGGGAGCATGATGACTTGGTTGACGCTATGACACAGGCGTTACTTAGATTTAGGCAGGGCGGTCTAGTTCGCCTACACAGTGACGAGCCTGATGAGCCACGGGAGTTCAGGCGTCGGGGCAAAGCATATTACTAGGGGTTAAGGACAGATTATGGCTATTGAAAAATCGGTTTATTCAGCACCAATGGGACTCGCTGATTTAGCACAAGAACCGGATATCGAGATTGAGATCGAAGACCCCGAGAGTGTTGAGATCCGCGCCGGTGGGCTTGAGATAGAAATTGGCAAAGGTGGTGGAGAGGGGCTTGATGACTTCACTGCAAACCTGGCTGAGCATTTAGATGACAGCGCATTAGGTGTTCTAGCCGATGAATTAGTTGGCAACTTCACACAAGATAAAGACTCCCGCAAAGACTGGGAGAAAACATACAAAGATGGACTGAAGTTACTGGGCCTAAAGATTGAAGATAGAACAGAACCTTGGCCCGGAGCCTGCGGTGTATTTCACCCGCTACTCACAGAGGCGGTGGTTAGATTCCAAGCCGATGCGATTATGGAGACTTTCCCCGCGTCAGGCCCGGTTAAGACGCAGATTATTGGAAAACTTACCCGACAGAAGGAACAAGCAGCGATTCGTGTCAAAGATGACATGAACTACAAGCTCACGGTAGGCATGTCTGAGTACCGTGCAGAGCATGAAAGGATGCTGTGGAGCCTTGCGTTGGCGGGTTCCGCGTTCAAAAAGGTCTATTTCGACCCCAATTTAGACCGGCAAGTGTCACTTTTTGTCCCGGCAGAAGACTTTATTATCAGTTACGGGGCCTCAGACCTAAGAACGTGCGGCAGATACACGCACGTCATGCGTAAAACGGTCAACGATGTTAAGAAGTTACAGGTTGCGAGGTTCTACAGAGACGTAGAACTGCCTGATCCTGACCAGATGCCCACTGATTTTAGTGAGGTTGACCCCGAGGACGATGCCTCGACCATCATTCAGGACGACAGATATCTCATTTTAGAGATGCACGTTGACCTTGATATCGAGGAAGACCCCTTTAGAGACGAAGATGGCATTGCACTTCCATATGTAGTCACGATTGAGAGGTCATCGAACACGATTCTGTCCATACGTCGTAACTGGAACCCCGATGACAAGCTGCGTTTAAAGCGCATGCACTTCGTTCATTACATCTACATCCCCGGTTTTGGCTTCTACGGCTACGGTCTCATACATCTTATCGGTGGACACTCTAAATCCAGCACCTCTTTGCTGCGTCAACTGGTCGATGCGGGTACGTTGGCGAACCTTCCTGGCGGTCTTAAGACCCGTGGGTTGCGGATTAAGGGTGATGACACCCCGATTGCGCCTGGAGAGTTCCGAGATGTGGACGTGGCGAGTGGAAGTATCACTGAAAACATCACTTTCCTGCCCTACAAAGAGCCGAGTCAGACCCTATTGGCACTTATGGACAACATTGTTGCCCAGGGGCGGTCACTTGCGGCTGTTGCAGAGCTGAAAATACAAGATGTCAACAAAGAAACGCCTGTTGGCACTACGTTAGCCCTCTTAGAGCGGTCTCTGAAGGTCATGTCAGCGGTACAAGCGCGGATACATGCCGCGATGAAGATCGAGTTTGGTCTTCTGAAGGAGATCATCGCTGAATTTGCCCCTGATGAGTACGAGTACGAGCCAGATGGTGCGTTTGATGGGCTGGTTGAGGCCAGCCGTGACGACTACGAGCTTGTTGAGGTGGTGCCGGTCTCTGATCCCAACGCATCGACGTTCAGCCAGCGGGTTATTCAGTACCAAGCAGCACTTCAGTTAGCCAATACAGCGCCACAACTGTATGACATGGCTCAGTTGCACAGGCAGATGCTTGAAACGCTGGGCATGAGGAACGTGCAGAAGATTCTGCCGCTGGATGAGGACAAGAAACCGGTAGATCCGATCTCTGAGAACATGAACATCATGAATATGAAGCCTGTGAAGGCCTTCTTGTATCAAGATCATGATGCTCACCTCAAGGTTCACACGGCGATGGCACAAGATCCGGTACTTGCACAGGCGCTAGGACAGAACCCGCAGGCTCAGACCATGGCGGCGGCTCTTCAGGCTCACATTGCTGAGCATTTGGCCTTCCAATACCGTCAGAAGATTGAGACTGTCATGGGTGCGCCTCTGCCCCCGCCTGATGCTCCGTTGCCTGAGGCCATGGAGATTGAGATGTCTCGTGTTGCTGCACAGGCAGCACAGATGGTTACGGGCATGAGTCGTCAAGAGATGGCGGCGATGCAGGCCCAGCAAGCCCAGCAGGATCCGGTTGTGCAGATGCAGCAGCAAGAACTGCAGCTTAAGACCGCAGAACTACAGCGCAAGGCACAGAAAGATCAGATGGACTCGCAGCTTAGAGCAGCACAGATTGAGACCGAAAGGTTGCGGATTGAACAACAGGCCGAGATTGATGGTGCCCGGCTTGGCGCACAGATAGCCAAAGATCAGACTCAACAGCAGTTCCAAGAGAGTGTTGAGGCGGTGAAGCAGGAAATAGAGGGTACACGGATGGGGATGGACATGGCTAGATCCCTAGAACAGGCGCAAGCCAAACAACCACAAGGTGAATAATGGAAGCACCACGATCCTTTGAGGAGCTTATTCGGAAGAAAATCCGAGATCACATGAACAACTACGCCGATGATTTAGCGACCGGCGGCGCAAAAGATTACCCCGACTATAGGTTTCAGGTCGGAGTTATTCAAGGATTAGCCATGGCAGAACGGGAAATCCTTGACCTTGTTGAAACCGCGAGAAAGGCAGAAGGACTATGACATCACGCATAGGTGCAGTGGATAAAGAAGCGACCGTTAGAAAGGCGCAAGAGATTGGGGAAATAAAGATGCCCAATCCGGTGGGGTACAAGATATTAATTACCCTGCCGAGAATAGAGGACAAGATTGGTGATTCAGGAATCATTCTGGCTGACTCTACAAAGAAAGCCGAAGAAGTAGCATCTTGTTTGGGTTTTGTTCTTAAGCTGGGCGAACTCGCATACCGAGATCAGGATAAGTTTCCTAATGGCCCATGGTGCAAAGAAGGTGATTTTGTCATCATGCGTAATTATTCTGGAACCCGCTTCTTGGTTGATGGACAAGAGTTTCGGTTGATTAATGACGACCAAGTTGAGGCGGTCGTTGACGATCCTCGTGGTTACACACGTGCGTAAGGAGTAGGAAATGCCAAAAGAAGAAATCGTTACCACCCTAGAAGAAATCAATAGTCAGCTCGCTAATAAGGGCGATCTGCCCGAAGTAGAACCTGAAGGCACAGAAATTGGTTTCCCACCGGAACCAAAAGACCCGCCTAAGAAGCAGGCCAAAGAGAAGATTGATATAGAAATTGTTGATGACACGCCCCCGGAAGATCGTGGGCGTAAGCCCATGAAGACTCCCCCTAAGGACGGGGATGAGATCGACGAGGTTAATGAGAAAGTCCAGAAGCGCATGGACGAACTCAAACGCGCTTGGCATGAAGAGCGCAGGGCTAAAGAACAGGCAGCTAGGGAGCAGTCAGAGGCTCTAGCATATGCAAAAGCCCTGGTGGAAGAGAATAAACGGCTACAGAAGAAACTCAGTGCCGGTGAGCAGATTATGGTTAAGGAAGCTCAGACTAAAGCTGAGTTGGCCCTTAAGTCTGCCAAACGTTCTCTACAAGAAGCACAGGAAAGTGGGGACTCAGAAAAGGCCGCAGATGCCATGTCTGAGATTACTAGGGTGACTATGGAGCAGGAGAATTGGAAGAGATTCCAACCTACTCAAGTACCTGACGATCCTGAACCCACTTTACAACCGCAAAATAATAATGTAGCTTACTCACAAACTGTTCAGCAGCAGACAGCCGCTCCTGACGAAAAGGCCGTGTCTTGGTATAACAAAAATACCTGGTTCGGCGTTGACGAAGAGAGAACTGCATTTGCTTATGGACTGCATCAGAAATTAGTCAATGAAGGGATTGATCCCCGAAGTGACAGTTACTACGAGCGCATTGACGCTCGGCTGCGGCAAGTTTTTCCCGAGAAGTTTACCTCTGAGACTCCAGAAGATCATGAGGAAGACGTTCAGCAAAAACGGGTAGAAAAACGCCAACAAACAACGGTGGTAGCACCGGCGACACGGACGACCTCAAGTAAGAAAATTGTCCTGACTAAATCTCAGGTAGCAATAGCTCGGCGCTTGGGTGTTCCTTTAGAAGTTTATGCGAAACATGTTGCTCTGCAGGAGAATAGATAATGGGAAATCGTACTGATCGTGAACTTGAGTCTCGGGAGAAGACTTCCCGTTCTGTTGTCTATCGTCCAGCTAACCAGCTTCCTGATCCCAATCCACAAGATGGGTATACGTTCCGCTGGATTCGCACAGCAATCATGGGGCAGTCCGATGCTCGGAATGTCTCCACGCAGCTTCGTGATGGTTACTCACCTGTTAAATTGCAAGACCATCCTGAGTTGATGATTCCGTCAGACCCTAAAGGTGGTGAAAATGTCGAGATTGGCGGCTTGATGCTCTGCAAAGCTCCTATCGAGCAAGTAGACGCAAGAAAAGCCTATTATGAGCGTGTTAATCAGCAGCAGATTCAATCTGTTGATAACAGCTTTATGCGAGAAAATGATCCGAGGATGCCTCTCTTTTCTGAGAAGCGGTCTGAGGTGAGTTTTGTTAAACGTTAACCTCATAGGAGTTGAATATGGCTTACCCTACTGTTAGTAAACCGTACGGTTTTAAGCCTGTTAACCGGATTGATGGTCTACCGTATGCTGGTGCTGTTCAGCAAATTCGTATTGCCAGCACCTACAACACGGCTATCTATTTCGGTGACACGGTTAAAATCGTTGCCGGTGGTTCTATTGAACTGTCTGGCGCAACCACGAGCGGCACCATTGTTGGCGTGTTCATGGGATGTCAGTATGTAAATTCCCAAGGACAAACCATTCAGGCTCAGTACTACCCCGGCACCAGCGCAACCAGCGCGATTGCTTACGTAGTTGTTGACCCGTATGCTGCATTTAAAGTGGCTATCACTACCTCTGGCGATGCCGGTGTGGTTACTGGTGCAAACCAGACCATTGTTGGCGCTAACGTAGCTACTGTTTATGGCACCGGATCTACCATTACTGGTGATTCTGGATCTTCTGTTGTTCTTCCGGCAAACGGTGCTGGTGCTGCTACCACGCTTCCGTTCCGTGTCATTGCTGTTGTTCCTGACACTGCTTATGATTCCAGCGGTACGATTATTTACCCTGAAGTCATTGTGAAGATTAACGACCCGCAATACTCGGCTCTGACCGGTACTGCGTACACGGCTTAAGGAGAATTTAAATGGCTATTTCACGCGCCCAACTACTGAAAGAGCTGCTCCCAGGCCTTAATGCGTTGTTTGGTCTGGAGTATGCGAAGTATGGTGAAGAGCATAAAGAGGTCTATGAAACTGAGACTTCTGAGCGTTCTTTTGAAGAAGAAACCAAACTGTCCGGCTTCTCTGCCGCCCCGGTTAAACCCGAAGGTCAGGCAATTGCGTATGACAACGCACAAGAAGCATGGACGGCTCGTTATACGCACGAAACCATTGCTCTTGGTTTCTCGATCACTGAAGAGGCGATTGAGGACAACCTGTACGACAGCCTGTCGTCCCGGTATACCAAGGCCCTGGCCCGTGCTATGGCGTACACCAAGCAGGTTAAGGCTGCTGCGGTTCTGAATAATGGCTTCGCTGCCGGTGTTACATACGGTGACGGTCAGCCCCTGTTCTCCACCGTGCATCCCCTCGTGTCTGGTGGCGTCAACTCCAACCGTCCCGCTACTAACGCTGACCTGAATGAGACTTCTCTTGAGAACGCTACCATTCAGATCGCTGCGTGGACAGACGAGCGTGGTCTTCTGATCGCTGCTAAACCCCGTAAGCTGGTTATTCCTCCTGCGCTTATGTTCGTTGCTAAGCGCCTGTTGGATACGGAGCTTCGTGTTGCTACCGCTGATAATGACCTTAACGCCTTGCGCGCCATGGGTACGATCAGTGAGGGCTACACCGTTAACCACTTCCTGACGGATACCAATGCATGGTTCCTGACGACGGATGTGCCCAACGGTCTGAAGCATTTTGTTCGTACCCCGATGCAGACCTCCATGGACGGAGACTTTGACACCGGTAACGTACGTTACAAAGCCCGTGAGCGTTATAGCTTTGGCGTCTCGGATCCTCTCGGTATTTTCGGATCTCCTGGCTCCAACTAAGCAGGGTGAAGAAAAGGGGCTTGCGCCCCTTTTCTTTTTGCGGTACTGTTGTTTTAAGTCCAAGATTTTTACCTATATCGACAGGCTTGGCTGACTTAGTAGAGACGATATAGGAATGTGCTACTACACAAGGAGTTAGAAATGGCACGCACTACTTTTTCGGGGCCAGTAGCGTCCCAAAATGGATTTATCAGCGTAGCTTCTACGTCTGGCAAATTACTCGCTATTACCGCGCCTGCAGCGCTCTCTGCAGATACCACGCTTGTTTTCCCTAACGGTGCTGGTACAAACGGTCAAGTTCTTACTACTAATGGCACCGGTACGCTTAGCTGGACTACTAATGGCGCAGGTACCGTAACTTCTGTTGGTGGTACTGGTACGGTAAACGGTCTTACTCTGACCGGTACGGTTACTTCTTCTGGCTCACTGACCCTCGGTGGATCTTTTGCTCTGCCGACAAGCACTGCCGCTGCTGTTGCTGATATTGCCAATGCGATTAATACCACTGGTAAATACACCGGCAAGATGGTTGTTGATTACGCTACCGGAATTATCTATACGGCGGTCGGCGCAACGGCTGGATCAGACTGGGCACCCTCTGACGCTAGTGGTCTCGTAACCCCGGCCTAATAAGGAGGCTTGCATGGGTATGCAAACCGATGTCCTAGCGACAAAGCCGTTAACGGCAACGGGTAACTTTAAAGACCAGGGTGATCAAAATATCCCTCGTTCCCGCATTAAGACGATCTATGCAGTTAACGGTACAAGTGCCGGTTCTGTTGTGATTCGCCAAGGTGGGGCTTCGGGGGACGTGATTATCACGGTCAATACCGCTGCTAATACGACGGCTGGCTACACCATTATCCCGGTGCCGGGTGAAGGCGTTCTCTGTAAAGAGGGCGACCTGCATGGCACCATTACCAACACCACATCCATTACTCTTTTCTACGGGTAATCCCATGGCTAAGACCCCGGCTTGGCAGCGTAAAGAAGGCAAGAACCCTAAGGGTGGTTTAAATGCCAAAGGACGTGCCTCTTATAATGCTGCTAATCCGGGTAAGCCTGGGCTAAAGGCTCCGCAACCTGAGGGTGGCGCTCGTAAGAAGTCATTCTGTGCCCGTATGACCGGCATGAAGAAGAAACTTACTTCTGCAAAGACCGCGAATGACCCGAACAGCCGGATCAATAAATCTTTACGTGCATGGAAATGTTAAATGGAGATGATGCTTTGGAATATCGCGTTGAGCGCGATAGTGGCGGTGATGGGCATGTTGCTTAAGGGCAAGTTTGATGAGTTGCAGCGCATCAGTATCCTGCTTAATAGAACGCGGGAAGAAGTAGCGCGAGACCACATCACACGTGCAGAAGTTAGAGCGGATCTGGAAAAGATTCGTGAACATTTTGACAATGGCTTTAAGCGTCTTGAGGACAAGATAGACGCTCTAGCGCAAAGGAATTGACATGGCTAAGAGACTTCGTAACGTAGCACTTCTTGGTGGAGCAGCACTTCTTGCCTCAAAGATGTTAGGTGGTAAGAAAGAAGCCGAGACCCCCCGTGCGGAATCGAAGGAAGATCAAGAACGTGACCGTAGGGAATCAGCAATTGCTGGCCCTCTGCGTGCCTTGGCTTCTACCACCCCCGCTACCGAACCCAAGTCTGAGGCACGTAAACCCACTGCCCGTAAGGCTGCACCGGCAGAAGCACCTGGCATTTCTGTAGAAGAAGGTCGGGCGGCTATGGGCCTCCCCCGCGAAGCTCGTGGAAGAAGCTCTGGGGTTATGGAAGGGGCGTCGGCCTCTGGACTACCCCGTGAAGCTCGTGGTCGTGGTATGGATGAAGGAATAACTACCTCTGGGTTGCCACGCGAAGCTCGTGGCGTTCCTCGTGGAGATGTTCCTGGTTCTCAGGTCTATGCTCAGATTAATGCAGACCGCATTGCCCGTCAGCGCCGTGCCGCAGAAGAAGATCGGTTTATGTCTGGTGGCATGAAAGAAGGCGGTAAGGTAAAGATGCAGTCTGGTGGCATGGTTGGTAAGGCTTCTAAACGTGCTGATGGTATCGCTACCAAAGGCAAAACCCGCTGCAGGATCATCTAATCATGGCAAATTATCCGATGAAGACTCGTAAGTCCTCTAAGTTCCGTGAGCGAGAGGATGAGAAAAAAGAACTTCAAGACCTAGCAGACACACCTCCTAGCATGTTGAGTGAAGGTGAGCGGTTTAGGCTTTTTGGTAAGACAACGAAGCCGCTAGATCCTACACAGAGGGCTGAGCCGAAGAAAGAGGAGTCGTTTGAAGAGCGTATGCGTAAGGCTGATCCCGCACAACGCAAATATATGTTGGCTAAAGGTGGCTTTGTTCGTGCCGCTGATGGTATTGCTAAACGTGGTAAAACGAAAGGAAAGATGCTATGAAGAAGGCAATGGGTGTGGCTCCCACCAAAATGGGCAAAGTTAAGACCGCTACTAAACCTGATGGCGTTATTAAAAAAGGCGCTACCAAGGGTAAGCAAATTAAGATGGCCTACGGCGGCAAAGTGAAGATGCGTGGCGGCGGGAAGTGCTAAATGAGACCCTCGCGCGGGATGGGGGCTATCAGCCCCTCTAAGATGCCCAGGGCCAAGACAGGACGCCGCAAAGATGGTGACTCGTTTCAGACGTTCAAAGATGGCGGGAAGGTCAAGTCTCGCGTCAATGAGGCAGGTGTTTACACAAAGCCTGGGATGCGTAAGAGCCTTTTTGAAAAGATTAAAGGTTCTGCGACTCAAGGGACTGCTGCGGGTCAATGGTCAGCAAGAAAAGCACAACTCTTGGCAAAGAAGTACAAAGCCGCAGGTGGTGGATATAAGTGATTCGGGCACCGGTGTACGACCCGAGGAGAGACGGAAATGTCTTTTCGTGGGTTTTAAAAGCTGCGGAAGTATACCGGGAACGAAAAAGGACTGAGCGAAATGCCGCTAAAGAAGCCGCAGCAGAGCTTGAAAGACTGGACAGCACAAAAGTGGAGAACTAAAAGTGGGAAACCGTCTTCCGTTACTGGCGAGCGTTACCTCCCAACGTCAGCGATCAACGCATTATCTCCATCTGAGTATGCAGCGACGACAAGAGCGAAAAGAGCTGGCAAAGCTTCTGGAAAGCAGTTCGTTAAACAACCAGCAGGAATTGCAAAGAAAACAGCGAGGTATCGATAATGAAATCTGAGAACGAGAAGAAAACAGAAGACAAGCGCTCTAGCCGTACTAAGTGGTTAGATTCGCTACCAGATAACGCCATGACGAAAGCTTCCCGTGCAATAAGTCGGGCTGGAGACGCTGTTGGTTTTACTCAGGAAGAGCAATACAAGGACAAGAAGTACCAAGTGCCTGAGAAGAAAGCCAAGGGTGGGTGGATCCAGAAGGCTATTAAGAAGCCCGGTGCGCTACGGTCTTCCCTTGGTGTTAAGAAGGGTGAGAAGATCCCTGCCGGTAAACTCGCCGCCGCTGCTAAGAAACCTGGCAAGATGGGGCAACGTGCCCGTCTGGCACAGACCCTAAAGAAGTTAGGAAAGTAAGATGACCACTTCTGGCACCGCAACATTTAACCTAGATCTCAATGACCTCATAGAAGAGGCATTTGAGCGTTGCGGCCTTGAAGTTCGTACAGGCTATGAGCATCGTACGGCTAGGCGGTCTTTGAACCTTCTGACTGTAGAGTGGGCTAACCGGGGCATCAACCTCTGGACGATTGAAGAGGGGTCGATAACTCTTAGTCAGAACGTAGCTACCTACCCACTGCCCGTAGATACGATTGACCTTCTGGAGCATGTGATCCGTACAGACCCGGCAACATCGAATCAGACCGATATCAACATCAGTCGTATTAGTGTTTCTACCTACTCAACCATTCCAAATAAGACCGCGACGGGGCGTCCGATCCAGGTTTACGTGGATAGGAAGAGCGGAGCTACTACCCCTACTGGCGTGCAGAACCCAACGATAACGGTTTGGCCTGTTCCAGAACCCGGTTCTGCCTATACGTTCGTCTATTGGCGTATGCGTAGGATTCAGGACTCTGGGGGCGGTACAAACACCCAAGATATACCGTTCCGTCTTCTACCCTGTTTGGTTGCTGGGTTGGCTTATTACCTATCGCTAAAGATCCCCGACGCGGTTAGTCGCATTGATATGTTAAAAGCAGCGTACGAAGAGCAATGGCTCTTTGCGTCTGGCGAAGACCGTGAGAAGGCTTCTGTGAGATTCGTGCCACGGGACATCTTCTATGCCTAACAAGTTTGCCTCAGGCAAGTATGCGATCTCGCAGTGCGACAGGTGCAACTTCAGGTACCCCCTGAAGGCGCTGAAAAAGCTCGTCATTAAGACGAAAAACGTCAACCTGCTTGTTTGCCCTGAGTGCTGGGAACCTGATCAGCCGCAGTTACAGCTTGGTCTTTATCCCGTAAATGACCCACAGGCTATTAGAAACCCCCGCCCAGATAGCCCAAGTTACTTGGTTTCTGGCGTAAATGGTCTTCAGACCAACCCTGCTGGCGGCACTGGGCAGGATGGGTTTGGTTTACCCGAAGGCGGTAGTAGAATTATTCAATGGGGGTGGGCACCCGTTGGCGGCGGTAGGTTGAATGACATTGGTTTGACGCCCAATAATCTAGCGCTGGGTATAGCGCTCGGTTCAGTTACTGTAACTACTACATAGGAGTTCAAAATGGCGCACCCAGATGTAGCAAAAGACAAGAGCGTGGTTAAAAAAGCCGTGCATAAGCACGAAAAAACTATGCACCCCGGAAAACCGTTAACCAAGTTGAAAAAAGGCGGCGTGCCTATGATGGAGTCCAAGCTAGAGGGTCGCATGGGCAAAGGCATGGCTAAAGTAATGATGCAAAAGAAAGCCGGAAGGGGCCGATAATGCAATACAATCAACCAAAACCTTGCCCGATCCCGCCCAATAATATGGGCTACCCAAATAACGTGCCGAACACTCAGACCATGAAAACTCGTGGTACGGGCGCGGCTACTAAAGGTACTAACTCGTCTAAGAAGATGGGCTAAATGAACTACGCTGCTCTGTTTGAGACGATCAAGGGGTATGTCGAGAATGACTTCCCCAGCACTCAGTACTCGGATTCGTCTGGGAACTTAGTTAACTATACGTCTAAAGAACAGATTGATACGTTCATTCAGCAAGCTGAGCAGCGGATCTATAACAGCGTTCAGTTCCCGTCGATACGTAAAAATGTGACGGGGGTTACTTACGCTACAAATCCGTATCTCTCATCGCCCATAGACTTCTTAGCGGTTTATTCTCTTGCTGTCATTGATGGTAACGGCAACTACGAGTACCTGCTTAACAAAGACGTTAACTATTTACGGGCTGCGTATCCAAATCCAAACAGCACGGGCATACCTAAGTACTACGCTTTGTTTGGGCCTACGACGACTAATGGCAACCCGCCAGCTATTACCAATGAGTTGAGCTTCATGTTGGCTCCCACACCGAACGCTGTTTATAACGTAGAACTTCATTATTACTACTACCCCGAGTCAATTGTTACGGCAGGCACGACATGGCTTGGTGATAACTTTGACTCTGCGCTTCTTTACGGCGCACTGATTGAGGCGTACACCTTTATGAAGGGTGAGGCTGACGTTATTGCTGGATACAACAAGCGCTATGAAGAGGCCATGATTTTGGCTAAACGTCTTGGTGATGGTATGGAACGTAGAGACGCATACCGATCTGGTCAGATCAGATTGTCGGTGAACTAAATGGCCTTCACGGGGAACTTTACTTGCAACTCTTTTAAAAACGGTCTGTTAGAAGGTGCGTTTAACTTTGACTCAGGCACGTTCAGAATTGCGCTGTACACCAACAATGCAACGTTAAACGAGGACACTACCGAGTACACAACAACCGGTGAGGTTGTTGCCGCAGGATATACAGCAGGTGGGATAGTATTGACGCCCACACAAGGAATTACAGGCGGGACGTCGTTTGTTTCGTTTGCAACAGTGTCGTGGTCTGGGGCTTTTACTGCACGGGGTGCCTTGATCTATAAGGCGGGTAGCAATGGGGCGGTTTGTGTTTTAGACTTTGGGGCAAATAAGACGTCTACCACGACATTCACGGTGACATTCCCATCAGCATCCAGCACGGATGCTTTAATTCGACTTTCGTAAAGGAGTTTATGATGCAAGTTAAGGCCAAAAGCACCGATCTGGTAAACGGAACGGTCACGACAAATCAAGGTTTTGGTGAAGGCGCTGCTGGTGGTGGCGTGTTTCATTTCAAGTGCTATGACAAAGATGGCAACCTGAAATGGGAAGATTCTGCTAAGAACCTAGTGGTAAACGCTGGTTTGCAGGATATGAACACCAAGTACTTTACAGGCTCTAGCTACACTGCCGCTTGGTATATCGGTCTTGTCAATGATGCTGGTTTTACGGCTTATGCGGCTGGAGATACTCTGTCTTCGCACACTGGCTGGGTTGAAACCACATCGTATTCTGGTGGCAATCGAGCCACAGCCACTTTCGGCACGGCTACTACTGCCGATCCTTCGGTAATTAGCAATTCCGCTTCTCCTGGTGCGTTCAGCATTACTGGTACGGTAACGGTTCGTGGCGCATTTTTGTGTAACGTTCAGAGCAATACTAACAATACCGGACTTCTTTTTTCTGTGTCTGATTTCACTGGCGGCAATCGATCTGTTGTTAACGGCGACACGTTGAATGTGACTTACACATTTAACCTTGATGCAGCTTAAGGAGTAAAACATGGCAACAATGTTTACTAAAAATCAAACTGTACGTCTTAAGTCTGTAACCCCAGAAGGTGCAGTAGAAGCCTTACGTATGGATGAAGATGGTACGGTTTTTTATCGTATCTCTTGGACTGATGCTACAGGCGCTACGCATACACGGTGGTTTGCTGAGTCCGAGTTAGAAGCTGCTTAGAGGTAATGCTTGTTTGGCTACGCTACCTTTGCTGAGACTCCATTTGCATCCGCAGCAGGCAGTGCTTATGGAGTTTTCATTTCTGAGTCTGTTACTGGCACAGACACAGTAGCGGCTGTACTTAGCCGTGTAGGGCTTATAAGCGAAACAACAACGGCTTCTGTTTCTGATAGCGCTGTTTTATCTGCTGTCGCTTTTGTACTAGAAACAGCGGTTTCATCTGACTCAATTGCAAGTCTTCTTACTATTCCCGTGGATGTGGCTGAAACCACGGTCGCACTTGATGCATTTGATGGTTTTGTAACATTTCAAGTTTCGTTATCGGAAACTATTTCAATAGCTGATACTACAGATGCAACACCAGCATTTTTAGATTTTATTGTTGAGAATGTTACAGGGGCAGAAACAACGACTGTCTCGTTGGTTCGTGTAGGTGATGTCTCTGAGACGGTAACTGCTACTGATACATTTGTTTCTATTGCTGTAGTCAACTCTGCAGTAGCGGAGACCGTTGTTGGGTCTGATGCTGTTAATTCGTTAGTTGTATTTAATTCGTCTTTTGCCGACACAGTTACTGCCGCAGAACAAACTAACGCTATCCTCATAGCAGCGGCAGACATTTCAGAAACCAGCACCGGGGCAGATAGCGTTACTGTTGTTGCTACACGGATTGGCAACATTGCAGAAACAACTGTAGCTTCTGATTCTGTTGCATCGGTTTTAACTGCCGTAGTATCGGTGGCGGAAACTGTTACTGGTGCTGATACAACAGACTCTTTAATCGTTATTACTTCGGCGGTCACTGAATCTGCAACCATCACAGAGCAAAATACGTCGGTTCTTGTCACTGTTGTAGAAGTTCAAGAAAGCATGGCGGTTGATGACACGGTTTCTGTAACGGCTACTCGTTTAGGTGTAATAAATGAAAGCGCTTTAGGTACTGCAACTTTTGCATCCAGACTAACTACTTCTGGTGCTATATCAGAAACTGTAACGGGAACAGACACCTTTGCCGGTGTACGGGTGCGTGTTGGCAGTGTCTTAGAGACGGGTACGGTTTCAGAAACAATGGCGGCAAAAATAACGCTTGTTCTAAGCATCTCAGAAACAACGACCGCTACGACATCGATTACATCTGTGTTGAACGCTGTTGCTACAGTTTCAGAAACTGTAGATGTTAGTGCTGCACCTAACGCTGCCGGAATCTTTACTTCTCAAATTACTGAGCTTGTGCAGATCAGTGACTCAATTAATAGACGTCTATTATGGGAGATCATTGACACTTACGAAGTCTCCAACTGGGCAAACATCAATACGTATACGGCGTCTCCATGGGTAAATATAAATACCAACACGCCAAATACGTGGCAAAACATCAAGACCGTAAATTAAGGGGTACCGTATGGCACTTGTAGTCAAAGACAGAGTTAAAGAAACTACGACCACGACTGGTACCGGCACATACACGCTTGCAGGTGCGGTGACAGGTTTCCAGTCTTTTGGTGTTATTGGTGACGGCAACACAACGTACTATGCAGCTACGAACGGTGTTGACTGGGAAGTTGGCGTAGGTACCTATACTTCTTCTGGTACTACGTTAGCCAGAACCACAATTCTTGAGTCTTCAAACGCTGGTAGTGCGGTTAACTGGGGTGCTGGTACTAAAGACATTTTCGTAACCTACCCCGCTGAACGAGCTGTCTATTTAAACGCAGCAGGATTGTCTGTTGATGTTCTTGATATTGGTACCCTTGGTGCTGGCACGATAAATGTCACTACAGCAAATATTACGGCTGGTACGGTTAGCACGACTCCAACCAGCAATACAGACCTAGTTAATAAACAGTATGTCGATGCGCTGATTGCTTCTGGTATTCACTATCACCAGCCTGTACGGGTAGAGTCCCCAATTAACCTCAATGCCACATACAATAATGGCACATCTGGTGTAGGTGCTACGCTTACCAATGCGGGTACTCAAGCGGCTCTGGTTATTGATGGTGTGACGGTCAGTGTAAACGACCGGGTTCTGGTATATCAGCAGACAACACAGACACAGAACGGCATTTACACGGTCACTAACGTAGGTTCTGGCTCAACAAACTGGGTATTAACCCGTGCTACAGACGCAGATACATACGTCTTTGACAGTCCAAATGGACTAAGCGAAGGCTCTACGGTCTTTGTTCAAGAAGGTGCTACGGGGGCTGGTGAGACCTATACGTGTAATACGGTAGGCACGATCACGTTTGGTACGACCAACATCACGTTTACACAGATCAGCAGCGCTCAGATCTATAGTGCTGGTACAGGGTTAACCCTAACAGGTACGCAGTTCAGTCTTTCTAATGTTGGTACGGCGGGTACGTATGGTTCTGCCTCGCAAGTTCCGGTCTTTGTTACAAACGCTCAAGGCCAGGTTACCAGCGTCACAGACACTAGCATTGCCATCAGCACCACTCAGATTACGTCTGGCATTTTGCCAAGTGCCAACGGCGGTACTAACAATGCTTTTTTCCAAGTCAGTGGCCCGACAACATCCGTAAAAACATACACATTTGCCGATGCGAATATGACGATTGTCGGCACGACCGACACCCAGACGCTCACAAACAAGCGTGTCACCCCTCGTATCGGTACGGTAGCCAGCAGCGCCACAATCACGCCTACAGGCGATGACAGCGATCAGTACAACGTCACGGCTTTGGCGACACCGGCAACGATTGCTGCGCCCTCTGGCACCCCTACCAACGGACAAAAATTGATCTTACGCATCAAGGATGACGGTACGGCTCGGGCGCTTACCTGGACAACAACGTCTGGGGCATATAGGGCAGTCAGTGTGTCGCTACCGACCACAACTGTAATTTCTAAAGTACTCTACGTAGGTTGCGTGTATAACGCTCAAGACACGTTCTGGGATGTAGTTGCAGTTGCACAACAAGCATAAGGAGAAAGTATGGCTCAGGAAATGATTAAGATAGATTTCGTTATGGATAACGGCGTCCACAGTTTTTCTGATGCGTTGCATCTACCCGCCAATCACACATATACAGAAGAAGAAATTCAAGCTATGAAGCAAGCTAGGTTTGACAACTGGTTAAAGGTTATTATGTCCCCACCGGTTGAAGTTTTTGAAACTATTAGCACACCTGAAGTAATTGACGTTGTTGACACCTCTGGTCAGTAAGGAGCCTTAAATGGCAGATAGGTATTGGGTAGGCGGTACAGGTACATGGGATGCCACTGTTGGCACTAAATGGGCCGCTACATCCGGCGGTGCAGGTGGTCAAACCGTTCCCACTTCTGCTGACAACGTTTTCTTTGATGCAAATTCAGGTGCAGTAACAGTTACTGTGTCTGGAAATCGTGTGTGTTTAACTCTTAATGCAACTGCATTTACAGGAACGATTACTGGTACGTCTACTCCAAGTCTAACTATCTATGGTAGTTTGCTTCTTGGTAGTGGTATGACATTTGATAGTACTTCCGGGCCAGATATTACATTTTTTGGAAGTGCTGGTGCCGCTATTAATACAGGAGGTAAGGTACTTCGAGGAATCACTATACAAAAAACTTTTTATCTCCAACTTCAATCAGCGGTTACTTGTAATAGCAGTACTTTTTTAGTACAAGGTACTTTACAGTTACTTAATTACACATTTACCACGCCTGCTCTTTTTTCTAATTATACTAACACAAGAGGCATTGATTTTGGTTCCGGATCAAATAGTAAGATTGTTTTTACTGGTAGCGGTGCTGTTTTTGGTCTGACTACAACAACTGGTTTTACACTTTCTGGAACGAGTAGTAGAACACTTGAATTTGCTTTACAAGCAAATCAAAGCTTAAATGCGGTGAGCAACACAACCCTATATCAATATGATATAGTAGTGCCATCAACAGCGGGTAATTTCACCTTTAGTTTAAACATCAGCTCTCAGCTGACATATTATAGAAGTTTACGCTTTGAGAATGCCACATACACCGTAGCTTGGGCACCTAGTAATAATATTGTACAACTTTCTGGTAATTTATTTATTGGTGGCCCTAATGTTAGTTTTACAGGTCTAGGTACTGGGGGTTTACGTTTTGGTACAAATATTAGCGCAAGCATAACAACAAACGGCAATATAACTCCTTTTATATTGAGTATAGGCATTTCCGGGAATGCTAGTTCAGGAACTATAACCCTTGCAGATAGTTTAACAAATACTGCAACTGTTACATTAAATGCTGGAACTTTAGCATTAAGCTCGTATACGCTAACAATGAGTAACTTTAGTTCTAGTAACACTACCACTAGATCCATATCTTTTGGTACTGGTAAGATTGTGATGTCTCAGGCACCCAGTACTGGGACTTATTGGAATACCACTACAGCTACTAACCTTACTCTAACTGGTAGCAAAGCAATAGAGTTTGTTCCCCCTAATTCTGGTATTACTGCAACTTATTCGGTTGGTACCGGTTTTAATGATACTAATGCACCAAACGGAACTATTGTTTCTGGTGGTACTGGAACTATAAGCCCTTTTGGTTCTTATGTAAATTTTACGGCAAAAGATTTTGGCTACACGGTTGCTGCTACTACTATTGGTGTTGCTGGAAATCTTTTAATTGAGGGTACTAATCCAATTTTTAACAGTGGAGGTACCTTTTCTTTCTTTGGTACCGGTTCTGGTACGAACACTATAAACACAGGTGGAGAAACTACCACCTGGAACCTAAACTTTGTTCAGGCTATTACTAAAACCTATCGGTTTGACAGTGACTATATTTCAGCAGCGGGGAATACGACCACACTAACACTTACCACTGGTATTGTTTCTTTACAAAGTTACACTGTAAATATAAATAATTTTTCCTCTAATAACACTAATACACGGTCTATAAACTTTGGCACCGGTAAAATTGTTATAAATAACAACAACATCGCCAGCAACACGATATGGAATATGACCAGCTCTTCCCTGTTTACAAGCAGTGGTAGTAGACTTGTGGAAGTGTTTGCCCCCACAGTTCCTGCTACTAAAGATATGGTAATGGGAACAAACGTAGCTGAAGCTAATACTTTAAACGTATCAGTTGTTGCGAGTGGTACTGGGGGTCAGTTACGCATCCAGGGTCGAGTTAACAACCTTTCTTTTATAAACACCGCATACACCCTGGGTTTTGGCCCATCTGTTTACGGAAATATATTTTTCTCTGGTACCGGCCCTAGTGTTACTGGTTTTTCTTTACAAACTATTGCAAGTTCAGGAACTAAGACAATCACAACAAACGGAGTTACTTTAGGCATTTTAACCATAAGTAATTCGATATCTGCGTCAACTCAGCTAATAGATGCTCTTACTACTGTTAGTAACCTTTCTCTTGACCAAGGCATATTGGATCTTCAATCCTATACTTTAACCGCCGCCACTTTTCAATCTAGTAATAGTAATGTTCGATCTGTAAATTTTGGAACCGGGAAAATTGTATTAACTAGCACGTTAACTGCGGGCGTTGTAGGTATGTATACCTCAACCAATTTTACGTCCTCTGGCACACGTTTAATTGAGGCACTTACTGGTGGGTCAGGTGGCAGAACGTTAGCTTTTGGTACAGGCGTAACAGAAGCTAATACGCTAAATCTAAGTATTGTTCTAGGTGCAAGTCCAGGCGGTGGATCATTTCTTGTTACAGGGCGTATAAACAATTTCAACGCATCTGCTTCCGCTGTTATGGCGGTTAATTTTGATCCAGTAGTTTACGGAGATTTTTTCTTTGATTCTTCAGTGTTATTTAACGCTGGAGGTACATCAACCACTACGTTCGCAGCCACATCAGGTACTAAGAGCATCACCACTAGCGGCGTAACGATGCAGTGCGGCGTAGATTTTAACGGCGTTGGCGGAACCTGGCAGTTACAAAGTGCATTGACCGTCGGCACCGCCCATAGAATGACGTTGACTGCCGGTGCTGTAGACCTTAACGACTATTCCTGTTCGGTAGGTAGCTACACCCTAGCCTCAAACTCCAATGTCAAGAGCATCGACTTTGGTACAAGTGAGATCTTCATTACCGACAGCCTTGGGTATTCAATAAACGCTAATACAGCACTTAATATACCTTCTGCCGGATATACAAATTACTCAGTTGCCGGGTTGAACAGATTTGCGCTCAGTCCAGGCGCTTCTGACATACTTATTTTTAGTGCCGGTAATTTTGAAAATTTAGTTCCAAGTTTACGTGTAGTGTCTGCAACTACAATTCTTGTTAGTAGTTTAACGATTAAAGACCTAATTCTTTCTGGTAGCGGTGATATACGCCCATCAACTCAAAGCTCTAACGTTATTGAAGTCTATGGAAACTTGTTGGCTGAAGCAACGTGGACTGGGCAGTTTGGTGCTACAGGCGATCCGTCGTTTAACCCACCGTTCTACTATAACAAGCTAACTTTTGTATCCACGACAGGCGTCAAGACAATTACGTCAAATGGCAAAACGATTAACGCCATCATACAGTTTAGTAGCGCCACAGGTTCATGGCGGTTTGAAGATGCGTATACTCAATCTGTACAAAGCGACCCCAGTAGTTTTGTGCGCTATATGTATCTGGATACTGGCACTATTGACTTAAATGGGTACACAGTAGCGGTTAATTCGTTTAGAAAATTAACAGGCACTGCCACTCTCACCTTCAACGGTGGGCGACTTTCTATCCTTGCTGATGATGTCGCTTACCCGAGTCCAGGCGCTGACTATGGGCCATGCTACATAGACTTTAATAACCTCACTCTCAACCGTGATACCGGCATTATTTCTTTTGATACTACCGGCGCTACGACGTTCTGGGGTGGTGGGGCTGGCGCGTATCTTAACGTAGTAGCACCAAAAATCAGGGCAAACTTAAGTAGTAATGGTTTACGTATCCGAGTTTTAAGCACACGCTTAACTATTGAAGATCTATTGCCAATTGCATCTGGAAATTCGTACTTCTTCTTTGACAATGGCTCTACTTACTACTTTGAAAATTTTACCCTGACGCCTAGTGGCAGTAATCGAGCATTCCTCCAGTCAACCTCGCCCAGTAGTCCTTACTATTTTGTTTTAAACATCGGCGTTGCATCTGGAGATAATCTTAACATCCAAGATTCAAACGCAACCCCGGCTACAGCTACCTGGTTTGCAGGGGCAAATTCTGTCGATGCTGGCGGTAACACCGGCTGGATCTTTGGTACACCAGGTGTGGTAAGTAGCAACATGTTCTTGCTGCTTATGTAGCCTTCGGGTATATTGACACAACTTCTTCTTGTTCTGGAGTAACTTATGGCAAGTTCATACAGCCCACTAAAAGTCGAACTTATCGGTACCGGCGAGCAAGCTGGTACCTGGGGTACGACAACCAACACGAACTTAGGCACAGCGTTAGAAGAAGCGATCACAGGCCGTGCTACGGCTACGTTTCCCACAGATGCTAACTATACGCTGCCCTATACCGATAGTAATAGTTCGCAGGTCTTTCGTAATCTCGTCCTGAATGTAACCTCTTCAGCTAATCTGGGGGCTACAAGAGACTTAATAATTCCCGCTATTGAAAAGCAATATATCGTTGAGAATAATACTTCCGGTAGCCAAAGCATTCGCATTAAAACTTCTGCTGGTACAGGTGTAACTATCTCAAATGGTAGAACCGCACACGTCTACTGTGATGGCACCAATACACGGTTTGCTGATGATCTTGTAGATATTAATGGTGGATCTATTGACGGCACGCCTATCGGTGCTTCTGCTACTTCAACCGGTGCCTTTACTACTGTAAACGCAACATCTGTAACAGCAACCACTGTTAACACAACCAACCTTAACTTAACCTCTCCTTTGGGGGTCACATCTGGTGGTACGGGACTGGCAACTGCGACACAGGGCGATATTCTTTATTCTTCTGCTAGTAATACCTATGTTGCCTTACCCAAAAATACAACTGCTACCCGGTATCTTGCTAATACTGGCACGAGTAATAATCCGGCATGGTCACAGGTTGATTTAACAAACGGCGTAACTGGAAACCTGCCTGTTACAAATGGTGGTACAAATTTAAACACCGTAGCACAGGGCGACATCCTCTACGCCTCGGCAACTAATACTTTTCTTGCGCTGCCTAAGAACACTACTGCAACACGCTATCTCTCCAATACCGGCACTAGCAACAACCCTGCTTGGTCGCAGATCGATCTCACAAATGGTGTGACAGGAACCCTACCCGTTAATCGTGGGGGTACTGGCGTAGCTTCTGTAACGGCTGGTGCGTTATTACTCGGTGCTGGTACAAGTGCTTTTACTACCCTTACTGGTACGGTGACGGGTCAAGTTGTTTCTTGGAATAACACTTCTGCTACCTGGGAAGTTGGCACGGTAGCTTCTTCGGGAGTTACATCATTTAGCGCTGGCACGACAGGCTTTACACCCAGTACAGGCACGACAGGTGCAGTAACTCTTGCTGGCACATTAAATGTGGCAAACGGTGGTACCGGTCAGACTTCCTATACCAACGGACAACTTCTTATTGGCAACACTACTGGTAATACACTTACTAAATCTACGTTAACTGCTGGTACGGGAATTAGCATTACGAACGGTGCTGGGTCAATAACAATTGCGTCTACTGTAACTTCCGGTGGTGTTAACGGACAAGTTTTTACTGGAAACGGTACTTTTACTATTCCAGCAAATGTTACTAGGCTTAAAGTCACGGTAGTCGGTGGAGGTGGAGGTGGTGGTGCGTTTTATAACTCAGGATGCAGTACGTCTATGGGTGGTGGTGGAGGCGGTGGGGGTGCCGCAATTAAATGGCTATCTGGGTTAACTCCTGGTAGTACACTTTCTGTAACGGTAGGTGCTGGAGGCTCTGGCGGTAGCTCTGGAAACACATCATCTGTTGCGTCTGGAACACAAACTATAACCACTGTTTCTGCAACTGGAGGTGCCGCAGGGGGTGCTGGATTTTTTGGAAGCGGTTTTGGTGGTGCTGGCGGTTTAGGGTCAAATGGAGATTTGAATATTGGTGGGTCTGCTGGAAGTCCAGGTATGAATGTAGCCCCACAAACTAATGGTACAGGGGGTTCTTCTATACTTGGGGGTGGTGGTGTTGCAACTCAAGGCTCAGGATCTACTGGACGACCGTATGGTGGTGGTGCGTCAGGTGGTGGAAGTTTTCCCTCCCCTGATGGGGTCGGGGCAGCTGGTGTAGTAATTTTTGAATGGTGACAATATGAAAGCACTTATAGCGACAAATGAACCTAGAGAGACTGGCTATCGTGTAGCTGAAGTTGACCCTCAAGAGACTTTCCATGCGGATATGCCGCTCTTCTGGACTGACTGCCCAGACTATGTAGTGGCGGATCGTTACTGGTATAACCCAGTAGACCAACAGTTTGTTAAGTTCCCAGAGCCAGAACCCCCTGTAACACAACCACAGACCACTGGTACTCAAGATCTATGAACGCTGTAAACCCCACCCATTCGTTTTCATACGCAGGCGCTATGGTAAATGTATATCACGCTAACAAGGGTCAGGGTTTACCAAAGCACGAACATCTGTACGCTCACGCCACACTATGCACATCAGGCTCCTGCATCATCAGAAAAGAGACTGTAGAGAAGGTCATCACTAAAGATGATGGTGCGTTTAACCTCCTAGCAAAGCAATGGCATGAGATAGAAGCACTGGAAGATGGAACTGTTTTTATCAATATCTTTGATGCAAAGTATCAATAGGTGACCTATGAATACCGACATCGAACTGTTAAAGATTCAGGCTCAGATCGAGCTTGACAAGTTAGAGGCCCAAGCCGCTGCCAAGGATGTTGCGGGTAAAGCGATTGGTAAGCACGGGCTACCCTACATCACTGCCATAGTAGTCATCGGTGTTGTTGCCAGCATCTTCTTGGATGAAAGCAAGATGGCTGCGGTCATGGGCCTACTCGGTGCTTCACTCACCGCCTTGATCTCTATGCTTAACGGCATTGCTGGCACGGCACCGAAACAAGAGCGCCCAGAGTTTGAAGTCATCAAGACCCTTATCGACAGGTTAGACAAGCTGGCAGACAAAGCCGAGCCTATGGCAGTTACGGTAGATGGCGAGCGGGTAATAGTACGGAAAGGTGACGATGTAGTTACGACCGGAAAGGGAAAGTGATGCTACCCATTGCCGCACTGCTGTCTATCGGAGAAAAGGTACTCGATAAGGTACTTCCCGATCCCCAGGCCAAAGCCGAAGCCCAGGCCAAACTCATGGAGATGGCACAGAAGGGGCAGCTGGCTGAACTGGAGTTCATGGCTAAAGAGATGGACTCAGCCAGACGGCGGGAGATTGAGATTGCGGTATCGGCTAATGCGCCCTTCATCAGCAAGGTAGTGACGCCTATCCTGGCGCTAGGCACGGTTGGCCTGACCTTTATCCTCTTTACCGTCATCATTTTTGTAGATGTCAACGCCCAATCTAAAGACATTCTGGTCTACGTGCTGGGCGGTCTTACCTCTGCCATGACTATGGTGCTTGGGTACTACTTCGGTAGTTCTGCTGGTAGTAAAGAGAAAACTAAACAGATTGACGATCTGCTTGAGAAGAAATGACTTGGTTTGACAAGATTCTGTACATGACGGATAAGGAATGACAAGATTCTGTACATGACGGATAAGGAATGACAAGATTCTGGCTATAACAGATAAGGAATGACAAGATAATGACCCAACTGACCAAGAACTTCAGCCTAGCCGAGATGGCCAAAAGTGAGACGGCGTTGCGTCATGGTCTTGAGAACAACCCTGGCCCAGATGAACTAAACAACTTGCTGAACCTCTGCGCCAACGTATTGCAGCCTATCCGTGACCACTATCAGAAGGGTGTCAAGGTCAACTCGGGCTATCGCTCGCCAGACGTAAATGCTAAAGTGGGCGGGTCGAGAACCTCGGATCACTGCCGGGGAATGGCTGCTGACATTGAGATACCGGGGGTGCCAAATGCAGAGCTTGCTGCTTATATTAGAGACAACCTGGCTTACACACAGCTTATTCTGGAATTCTATACTCCTGGTGTACCTGACAGTGGTTGGGTTCATGTTAGTTACGATGACAAAGATCTGAAGAAACAGGTCTTGACCGCAACCCGTAAAGACGGCAAAACCGTATATCTGCCTGGACTGGTAGCCTAATATGGCGTTTATAAAGCTAATATTTAAGCCGGGGGTAAACCGAGACACTACCAACTACGCTAACGAAGGCGGGTGGTATGAGTGCGATAAAGTTCGGTTTTACTCAGGTTATCCACAGAAGTTAGGTGGTTGGGTCAAGTACGCGCCTGAGACCTTTATCGGCGTCTGCCGTCAGATGTGGAATTGGTTCACGTCGTTTACTGATGACCTGATGGCTATTGGCACAGACAAAAAGCTCTATATTGAGACTGCTGCCCAGTACTACGACATCACGCCTATACGAGCCACGTTCATAAGCCCTGCTACTAATAACTGTGTTGAGACGGGCTTTAGCGGTACTGGCAGTATTTCAGGCACGGTACTTACCATTTCTGGCGTTACCTCAGGCGCTTTGGCTATTGGTAGTGTGATTACCACTGGCGCTTCTGCTGGTACGACAATTGTTGCCTTTCTTACCGGCCTGGGTGGTACAGGCACTTATCAGGTAAACAACTCACAGACTGTCGGTTCTACGGCGATTGCTGTTGCCGCGTCTACTACGGTCACATTTGGGGTGGCTACGCATGGATGTCAGGTTGGTGACTACATCACAGTTTCAGGCGTTACAGGTACCGTAGGCGGTGTACCTAATGCAGATCTCAATAAAGAGCTTGTTGTCACGCAGGTCATCGACGCTAATAACTTTACGGTTGTAGTGGCTACCGCTTCTACTTCAGTGGCTACAGGTGGTGGTACGGGCATAACTATCGTTTGCCAAATTAGTGTTGGTTTTTCAACGCAGACCGCAGGTTATGGTTGGGGTACAGGTGGCTGGGGTAGCGTTGGCTGGGGTTTGTCTTCTGCTCAACCAGTGTACTTGCCGCAGCGGGATTGGTTTTTTGACAACTTCAATAACGATCTTGTTGCTAACATTCGTGCTAATACGGCAGGGTCTGGCGCTGCTCTTGGTGGGCCTATTTACTACTGGGAGCGTGGTACATCTGTTAACCCGTCTACAGCTCTAGATACCCCGGCGGTACTTTTGTCGTCTTTATCAGGCGCTGATTCTGTGCCTGTGACCGCTGGGCAAATTCTTGTTTCGCAGAACGATAAGCATCTTTTGGCATTTGGTTGCCAGCCTTATGGGGGTACTGCTTCTGATTACGATCCGTTGCTTATTCGGTGGGCCAGCCAAGATGAACCTATGTATTGGAATCCGCTAGGCACAACGCCTAATAGTTTGCCGAGTTCTGCTGGGTTCTTACGTGTATCCCGTGGCTCACGGATCATTCGTGCTATACCTACTCGCCAAGAGACCGTAGTCTTTACTGACACGCACGTTTACTCACTGCAGTTCTTAGGCACCACGGAAGTCTTTGGCCTGCAAGAACTGTCTGACAGCATCTCAATCATGTCGCCTCGTGCGCCGACATCGGTAAACAACGTGGTCTTTTGGATGGGTACCGATAAGTTCTATATGTACGACGGTCGTGTACAAGTTCTGCCATGCACGCTTCGTGAGTATGTCTTTAAAGACATAAACCTAGCCCAGTCTGACCAGGTTATTTCTGGTACGAACGAGAGCTATAACGAAGTCTGGTGGTACTACTGCAGTGCTGGTTCTTCTTTTGTAGATCGTTACATTATTTTTAATTACTTAGATCAACTCTGGTACTACGGCAATCTTGAGCGCACAGCATGGCTCGATAAGGCATCTTCCGGTAAACCTTTAGCTGCTGAATATGACCCAGCTACAGGTAATTCCTATCTTTATCAGCACGAAACCGGCGTAGACGCTGACGGTGCGCCTATGGAAGCCTACATCCAGTCTTCTGACTTTGACATCGGTGACGGCGAGAAGTTTATGCTTACCCGTCGTATGATCCCCGACATAAACTTTGTATCGTCTACGGCACAGAATCCTGAAGTTGACTTAACTGTACGCCCAAGAAACTGGCCTGGGTCTAATTTCACCAACGACCCTTCTGACACACAGCGGGTGATCCAGACTTCTGTTAGCCAATATACAAATCAGATTTTCGTTCGGGCACGCGCTAGGCAGTTAGCCATCAAAGTCGCATCTGATGATCTAGGTGTGTTCTGGCAGTTAGGTGCCTTGCGTCTGGATGCTAGAGAGGATGGTAAGCAGTAAATGGGGATGGTCAAGTTCAAGTCCCCTGCGCTACCGCTCCCCCGTGAGTTGTACGATAGGCAGTACTTTGATCAGTTTATTCGTGTCCTTACGCTCTACTTCAACCAGCTAGACTCAACAACGCCGCTCCAGAATGACTACTACGTTGGCGGTGGCTGGTTTTTAACTAACCCGCACATCTCTGCTTCTGATTCTACCGATCAGATTGCTGGCGGCAATAACACGCCTACGATTGTAGAGTGGAACACGTTAGATTCTAGTTTTGGCTGGACGCTGGCTGCACCGGGCACTGCTACTGCTGGGTACGCTGGATTCTATAAGATCACATACAGTCTGCAGTTCATTAATACTGCTAATGCCGTTCACTACGCTACAGTCTGGCTCAAGGTTAATAACAACGACGTGCCTAACTCATCAACAATCTTTACTATTCCGGCTAGAAAAAGCTCTAGCCCTGGCGAAGAAGGCTATCTTGCAGCTTACTCTGAAATTTCATTTAATATGAATGTTGGGGATGAGGTAGAGCTTTACTGGGCTACAGATCAGGCAGGTGACCCTACGGTGCCGACTACTGGTGTTTATATTTTCCACGATGCTGCCCAGACAACTCCCTTTGCTAGACCTGCGATACCGTCTGCCATCGGGTCAATTACTTTTGTCTCGGCCCTTTCCTGAATCTTGATTAAACTCTAAAATACTGCTATGAACGGACTCCCCGCCCTCGCCCAAGACTTAGCCGCCTACGGTCGCAATGGCGACTCGATGCTTGTCCACATGACCCCTGGCGAAGTACGGGGTCTACAAGCACTGGCAACTACCCACGGTGGCTCACTCTCCGTCAACCCAGATACGGGGTTAGTAGAGGCTAACTTCTTAAAACGGATTCTTCCTGCTATAGCAGGTGCTGCTTTAGCGGCTACTGGTATCGGTGCTCCCATGGCGGGGCTTATGGTTGGTGGGTTTGAGACTATTCGCACTGGTGACCTAGGCCAAGGACTTTTGGCTGGTCTTGGCGCATTTGGTGGCGCGGGGATGGGTAACGCCTTAAGTACTGCAGGGCAAGCTAGTACCCAAGCGGCAGCGCAAACTGCGGCTGCTGGCCCTGACTTAGCTGCACAAACTACTGCAATGGGAGACATCGGTGCGGGGCAAAGTTTTTATGGCAACACGATTGGCCCAGAAATAACGCCAGCAACGCCAACTTTTACTGAGACTGGGGCGCAATTAGCGCCTACAGCGGCACCTACAACGACGGCTACACCGGCACTAACCCCTGAGCAAATAACTGCTGGGCAACTGCCTGGAACCGCAGCTACTGGCCCCTCTAAAATAGCTGACATGGGCGCAGGGTTTGAATCTCTCGGTGCTGAGTCAGATGTTGGGCGTAGGGCGTTTATGAAGGACATTGGTGGGTATTCTGGTTTAGCCCAGTCAACCCTTGCAACAGCAGCACCGTTTGCATACGAAGAACCAGAACCCATACCTACGCCTGAAGATCCTTACGCTAACTATAAAGGGCCGGTAAAGCCTTCGCAGCGTAACGTTTCTTACCCGTCAGATGACTTCCGTAGGCGTAGGACTTCAGAGTTCACGTACTTTGATCCGTCAAACCCCATACCTTACGCCGATGGTGGATCGACTATGTCGCCTCAGGCACAGGTGATGCAGAACATCGCCAACATTCAGAACCTTGCTGGAATTCCGGCAATTGGCGCAACTCTGCCTGCTACGGCACCTGCGGCTCGTTCTGGACTGGTCTACAATCCGATACAGGGAACTGCCGGTCGAGGCTTGGTCTATAACCCAGTAGAAACTGTAGCTACGCAAGCGCCGAGAACAGAGACTAACTATGGGTTCAAGCCTGTTGAGTATGCAGATAAGCCTGACTTGACGGGGTTAGAGCTTCCTGGGCTTAGGGCAATGATAAATAAAATGTCTGGGGGAGATGGGAGCGGTATAGGGGCACAGTACGAATTTGACCGTGCTACTCAGACCTTACGCCCGTCACAAGCATACCTCGACGCTATTGCGGCACGCCGTCAACAGATTGCAGATGAACAAGCAGAAGCAGCGGCGGCTGCAGCTGCAGCAACTAATTACATGGGTGGCGGGTTTGAAAAAGGTGGCTCTGTACCTACGCTAGAAGAAGGCGGCTTCGTCCTTACCAAGAAGGCTGTTGACGGCCTAGGTCGTGGTAGCAACAAGCGTGGGCAGAAAGTGGCAACTCGTGGTTTAGGTGCTGTGCCAATTAAAGGGCCGGGCACCGGTACTAGCGACTCGATCCCCACGACTATTGCAGGTAAGCAACGTGCTCTAGTCTCTAATGGAGAAGCCTACGTACCCGCGAAGAAGGTCAAACAAAACGGTGGTGCCAAAGCGTTTTACAATCTTATGGCCCGTGCTGAGAAGGCTGCAAGGCGCTAATGGAACTTCAAATAAATACTTTGTGGATTGAAAGGCTCCTAAAAAAGCCGTTTCATAAGTATTGTTTGTTGGGCGACAAGCGCTATTTTGACCCGTACTATTTTCCTGTTGCTAAAGAACTTGAGGACAACTTTGCAGTTGTACAGGCAGAGTTAAAAGATATTCTCAAACGTTACGATGACTTTGCCCCTTTTCAAAGCATTTCGCCAGACCAGACCTACATCTCTAACGATGACAAGTGGCGCATGTTTTTCTTTAAGGCAGCGGGGGTAAATTTTGGGCGTAACCAGCAGTTTGCGCCAGAGACTTTTAAGATTCTAAACAAGCACAAAGACGTTATATCGGCTTACATATCGGTGCTTGGACCACGAAAGATGCTGATGCCGCATGAAGGGCCGTGGTCTGGAATCTTGCGTATGCACTTAGGTGTTGCAATACCAGGAGATAAGCAGTGCACTCTTGTTAATGGTGGCGAAAAATATCATTGGCAAGAAGGTAAAACAGTGCTATTTGATGATACTTACGAGCACATTGCTGTAAATGAAACAGACGAGATTCGTGCCATATTGTTTTTAGATCTTATGCGCCCTTTGCCTCAACCATGGAAGTTTATAAACTGGGCGGTTTTAAGAACATCAGTCTTATTCCCTTATATCTGGGTGCCGTACTTTAGGCATAAGCGCTGGGAAAAGAAGTTTTACGGAGAAGACAAATGCAATGCACCATGGTACCCCGTGACTTTATTGACCAAGTTTGGGAGCAAGTTAGAGAGTACTTGGCGGGGGCTGCGGGATACACTCATGGGCGCTATGATGTGGATGACATCTACGATGCGATCATGGACTATGACCACACGCTTTGGGTTGCGTTTACAGAGCAAGGCATCAAAGGAGCAGTAGTTACAAACTTTACGCATTACCCAAAGAAAAAGTACTTAGTAATGGTTTTTTGTGGTGGGGTAGATTTAGATGAATGGAAAGACCCAATGCTAAAACTGTTACAGCATTACGCGCATGACACACAGTGCGACGGTATCGAAGCAACTGCGCGCCTAGGATGGACCAAGATTTTTAGGAACGATGGACATGTTCCTTTATGGCAAACATTTCAGTTACCTGCTGCTGATGCAGGGTTAGGAGCATAAGATGGGTAAGGGTGGCGGTGGCGGCGGTGGCCCACAACAAGTAACGCAGGTTACATCTAACCTACCGGAATACGCGCGTCCATATTTTGAGAACCTGCTTGAGCGTGGGCAGGCTGAGTCATATCGCCAGTACACACCGTATGAAGGTGAGCGGATACAGGGTTTTACTGATGCTCAGTTAAAAACTCAGGGCGAAGTAATGGACATGCAGACACCGGGGCAATTTGGTGTCGGAACTGGACTAGCGGGTGCAGGTGGACTTGGTTCTTTGTCTATGGGCCAACAGGCCGCACAGACGGGTCAAGGCGCACTTGGTTATGGAGCACAAGCCGCAGGCTACGGCGCTTCCGGTCTTGGTATGGGACAACAAGCTGCTGGCTACGGTGGCATGGGTGCAGCTTTAGGTCTTGGTGCTGCCGACGCTGGGTCTCAATACTTTGGTGCAGCTACTAGCCCAGAAGCACTGCAAAGATTAGCGTCCCCGTATATACAAGGTGTTGTTGATGTACAGCAGCGCAAGGCTATTGATGCAGCGCGTCAGGCGCAGCTGGGGGCAAACTTAGCATCTGCTGGTAGAACCGGTACTTATGGTGGTGCCCGTCAAGCAGTTCTGCAAGGTGCACGCGAAGCTGGTCTTCGTCAAGAACTGGGTGACATACAGGCCAAGGGGCTACAGTCTGCATATGATCAGGCAATGAAGAGTCTCCAGTTTGGCTCTGACCTTGGGCTGCGTGGGTACCAAGTTGGTCTAGAAGGCGCACGGACTGGTATTGCTGGGTCTCAGGCCGGTATGGAAGGTGCACGCACAGGTATTGAGGGTGCTCGTACGGGTATCCAAGGTATTCAGACTGGACTAGAAGGGTTCCGCACAGGACTACAAGGCGCACAGCAGGCTACACAAGCCGGTGCTACTTTGGCAGATATCGGCACCTCAGAACAAGCGGCTGACCTTCGACGCTTACAGGCGCAGTCGGCAGTTGGGCAGGAGCAACGTGCCCTTGAGCAGCAGATACTTGACCAGCGCTATGCTGACTTCTTGCGTCAACGTGACTACCCGATGGAACAGCTTGGGTACTATAGTGCTTTACTACGTGGCCTGCCGATGCAGATGGGGTCTACACAAACTTCATACGCTCAGCCACCTTCGATTGCGTCACAGATTGGCGGTCTAGGTCTCTCTGCAATAGGACTTAGCCGACTCTTTGGAGAGAAATAATGAGTCTTGAATCTCTAGACCGCGCCGTAAAAGGAACTATTGACCTTTCGGTAGGCGACATTATCGCTAAGTACGGCACTACACCAGCTATAGCGATGGCGGTGCAACGAGGTGAAATTAAGAACGTTACCAACGCGGTTATGGCTGGTATGGCTATTGATCGTATTGCCGCAAATGCGCTTAAGCCTCCTACAACTACCGTAGCTCAAGACACTCTGCCTATGGGGCAGGCACCTCAAACTGGTGTAGCCGCAGCGCAACAAATGCAGGGTCAACCTGCAGGTGCTGGGTTAGATCAGATCCCCATTTCCGAAGGCATGTTTACCGCAGCTAATGGCGGCATCGTTGCGTTTGAGGACGGTGGAAGCACCATGTTTACAGGAAGTCCGTTAGGCTCAGATGTTCGCGGCTTAGCCCAGGTCTCTCCGCGTATTCCAAGCTTTTTTAGCCCCAGCGCAATTTTCTTTAACTACATGACTGATGAAGAAAAAGAAAAGTATCAGACTACAGGGGTTGTTCCTGAGGCAGCAAAAAAACGGTATCAGAACTCAGCCAATACGCAAGGCGCACAAGCACAGCTTAATGAAAACATAATCGCTCAAGCCCAGCGTGGTGAGGGACCGAATGTGTCTAGACCTGCTGCACCGGCAGATGCAGCTGTTGTACCTTCTGGTGGCCCTGTAATACCTAGGCCGACTGGGGTAGAAGCTGTGGCTGCGCCTACTTCTGTAGTTAAAAAACCTGAAGCCGCAGCTAAGCCGCTAAGCATATTTGACGAAGCTAGTAACGCTGCTAATAAACTACAGGCTTATAAGACCCAGTTTGGCGTTGGTGGTGCTGATCCTGATGCGGCTATGCGTGACAAGCTCAAGCAGTTGCAAGAAGGTACTAAAGAAGAGCGTCGAGAGGCTGCGTACATGGCTATGATCATGGCTGGTCTTGGCATTGCTGGTGGTACTTCTCCGTATGCTGCGGTCAATCTTAAAGAAGCCATACCTGCACTTAAAGAATACGGTGTTGCTAAACGCGACATCAAGAAGGCAGATATGGAATACACCAAGATGGAGACCGAGATTAATCGTGCTGCCGAGGCTAGAAAACGTGGTGACATGGAGCTTGCGCTTAAACTAGAAGAGAGCGCAGCAGATAGGGATCTAAAACTCCGTCAAGTTATTGCTGCAGAGAGAGCGGCTAGTAAGCCTAGCCAGCTTCGTGAGCTTATTGACTTAGCTGCCGGTGGTGATCAATCCAAAGTACAGTCATTGGCAGAAGGCGCGTTAAAAGATAAATCTGGTTCTAAGCCTATGAGTCAGTATGAGCGTGCTAGGTTGCAACAAGTAGGCATGAAAAATGCTAGTGATGAGATACGCAATAATAGACAGATTTCTAGACTAGCTAACAGCAAAGATCCAAAAGACAAAGCAGAAGCCGAAAGATTACGTAACGAAATAATTGCTAAACACATGCAGTCAGCTTCTGGCGGCTCTAATCTAGGTGGTGCTGTCTTTGTTGGTTATGGAGACGAATAATGCCTATAGCCCGGTTTCGGCTTCCAAATGGCAAGATTGCGCGATTTCAAGTACCCGAAGGGCTAAGCCAAGAAGAGTTAGAAGACTTAGTAGCCCCTCAGCTATTTGCGCTTTCTAGAGAAGAACCAAAGCCTGAGCCTCGTAAAGCCGAGGATGTTGGGTTTATTGAAGGCACTATGGCTGCATTGGGCCGAGGCATTTCGTCTTTTGGCGATATTGCGTCCGGTTACGGCGTAGGTGCTACGTCAGCAGTCGGTGCGACTGATGCGACCCGCAGGCAGATGGAGGCTATTAAGGCTGAGTCTCAGGTGCCTGATGAAACGCCGGGTATGACGGCTGCTGGCATAGGCAAGCTGTATAAAGAAGAAGGACTGTTGTCTGCGGCATCTGAGGTGCCTAAGTACGTCTCTGAGCAAATAATGCAAGCTGCGCCGCAGATGGCGGTCCCCCTTGCGGCTGCAAAAGTTGCGGGTGCGCTATCCGGTCCTGCTGCCCCTATCGTTGCTCCTGCAGTTGGTATTGGTACGTATGCACTGCAGCAGTTCGGTAACTTTCTGTACCGACAGGCCCAAGAGAAAAAAGATCCCGAAGAAATTGAGGTTACCAAGGCTGCACTTACTGCGGCTGGTACAGCACCGCTTGGTTACTTTGCCGACCGGTTTACCCTTGGTCTGTCGAGTATAGGTGGTCAGAAGGCTGGCGTTGAGGTTATGAAGGAGCTTGCTGCTCGTAGGGCGGCAGGTGCTATTGGCACGGGAGCGGTAGCTAAGGGTGTGGCTGCTCAAGCAGCTAAGGGTGCTACGGTCGGTATTATTGCTGAGGCACCGACAGAGGTTCTTGAGTCTGTAGCTGAGCGCTGGCAGGCTGGGTTAAAGCTAGATACCGATGACGCTAAAGATGAGTACACTGAAGCGTTCTTCGGCGCTGCCGCTGTTGGTGGTGGACTCGGTGCCGGTTCTAGTGCAGCTAGATCTACTGGGCAGTACTTAGCCGAGAAGCGTGCACTAACGCCTGAGAAGCCAGCTACCGAAGGAAAGACCGCGTTTGACCAAGCCGACGAAGATGAGGCTGGTGAAGTAGTAACGCCGCCTGAAGATAAAGATGCCGACTTACCTGATCCGTTTGCCGACATAAACCTACCAGATATTTCTAAAGAAGAATTTGCTGCTGCTCTTAAGGCTGAAGAAGCTAGGTTAGGCCGTAAGCTTACCTACCCAGAGCAAGGGATTCTTCTAAAGCAGGTGCAAAGGGCTAAGTTCCTTGCAGATACGCCAGATGATCCGATGTTTGCACCGGCTCCTGGGCAAGAGCTTGATGAAGAAGGTATGCCCAAACTTGGGCCTGGGCGGTTCACACGCCTTACTGAGTTTGAAAAAACGCTAACGCAGAAAGACCTTATTGATGCTGGCATACCGCCAGTAAAGGCTAACTATTACGCTAGACAAGCTCAGTCAAATCCCAACAGAGTCAACGCCGAGGCTAAAGAAGCATTCCGTATTGCCGCTGCCCAGAAGTCCGGGGGGCAACAAATACTACTGGCACCGTCAGAAGAACAAAGAACTGAAGCAGAAAAGGCAACCGAAGAATCTGTTAGCCAGTATGAAGAACCACTTAACCCAAAAGTTACGCCGCTAGTTTCAGCGCTTAATAAGCAAAATATTCCTACTACGTTATCTGGAGATTTATACGGAAAAGATCTCGTATATGTGGATATTGACGCTCCGTGGGACACTAAAATTCCTGGCTTGCCAAAAGGATGGTTTACCGGACCAAACTCTTATTTTCATACAGAAGCTGTAGCTGGTCTCCCAACAGTTGGTGAGATGTGGAAAGACCCCCAACTAAGCGTTGAAGAGCTTAAAAGACAAAATCTTCGACCGATGCTACGGCTTGCGCGTCCCGGTGGCGCGGTTTCTGCAGCTGAGGCCCAACAAGTTACATCTGCTGTTGAAGCTGCACTAAAGAAACAAGGGTTGCAACCAACAGAAAAACCAGAAGAAGCACCGGCTACACGTGGGCTGTCACGTGCCGCTAAAAGGGTCAATGAAGATGACCTGACAAACGCGGGCTTCCAGCCATCTGAGATTGCAGAGATTACCTCTCGGCCAGATTTACCAAAGAACCAAGATATTCTTGAGAAGGTGGCGATGGGCTTTGCCTACACCACCTACGATCAGTCTTTGGCTGAAGAAGGTCCAGCTACAGGCCGTGAGTTTAAGCAGGTAAGCCCACAAGATATCGAAGCTGCGCCCCCTGCAGAGCGTGCTAGGTTAAGAAGGGTATATAACGCAAATATCCTGCAACGGCCTACCCGTGCAGAGAAGCCTGATGAGGCTCAAGGTTCTTTGTTTGCTCCTGGTAAACAGATGGGGTTGGATCTTGGTGAGGCTACAGAAGAAACTACTAGAGATTTACCTAAGTCCCTTATCGAAGAAGCACCGTTTGAGTTGGAGGCTGCACCGGGTGTGGCCCCCGGTAGGACTGATATTGCTGCAGAAGAAGCTGCGCCGACTGAAGGTGCGCCCTTAAGGGCTGTCGAGAAAACGACAAACAAGCTCTTTGATTTCTTGCGTGGGCTTAAGCCTATTGCTCAGGCCGAGCAGGGTGTAAAGAACCATCAGAGCGCCATCAATAATTTCATAGACGAAATAAACGAATACGTCGCGCCAAAAGAAGGGGCTACGCCAGAGCAACGGTCTGAGAACCTTGCGGCTATAAACGACTTCTTTGACCAGTATTCCTTAACTGAAGATGCTGCAGAGGCGGCTGATGTCTTAACAAAAGCTAAAGATCTACCTCTATCTCAGCAGATACAGTTTCTAAACGAGCGCACCAGACTGCCTAGCCTCTCTAAATTAGAAGGGGTGAACCTGCTACGGCAAGAGTTCCAAGACTTTATGAACGAGCGTGCCAAGACCAAACTTGGCTACACTCCAGCGGAGTCTGCGCTAAACGTTCTTAAGTTGTGGCAAGACGTGGTCATGCCTGAGGGTAGGGTAAAGACCGCTATAAAAGCATTGCGTAATAAGCTGGCCTCAACACGCACGGCAGCAGAACAGGCTGCGGCTAACTACCTTGGCACGTTTGACTACGGCACGGCTGTGCGCTCTGCCGCCTACGACATTGCTAACGATGTACGTACAGGTGAGAACTTTAAGGGTCAAGGCAAGAAAGAGGCAGAACTCTTTCAGCAGTACATGGAAGAAAACTTCCCGGCAGAGGTCTACCAAGAGTTTCAAAGTCTAGTAGAGGCGTACAAGGCTAACTTTAGAAAAGCTGCAAACGCCATGTATGCGCTAAGTAAAAAACAGAAATCCATAGCTAAGCTAAAAGAAGCCGGTGTTAGTGCTGAGTCGGCTGGCAAACTACTTGACCGGTATGGGTTGCACTCTGGTACCCCTGGTGTGTTCAGACCTATGCACCCGGCTGTTGCCGAGCGGGTAAAGAACAATGACCTAAACGGTGCACTCAGACTTATGGCTAGGCTTGGCGGTAAGACTAGCTACTACGGTCGTGTAGCCGAGCGCCTTCTAGCTCTTAACCTTCCGACCTCCATCTACTTCGATATGCAGGGGCCGATGGTGCAGTTGCGGCTTGACGATGTACAGCCGTCGCTAGATCTTTTCTTAGATAACCTTAAGGTACAAAACCCCGAGCTGCATAAAGATCTGTTTGAGAACGCAACACCACGACAGACTCTAGAGGGTCTCAGGATCATAAAAGAGAACAAGCTCTTACCTGAGGACTACTTAAATGGCCCTGCGTTTAAGTACATCTATGACTCGTACAACAAGCTAATTCGTAGCTTGGATGCTGGCGGCTTTTATCTTTTGCAAGAAGACGCTATTAACATCAACCAAGATGTTGGCGGTGCCACCTACTACACGCTACTGCACGAAGCAGTCCACGCGGCGACGGCCTACGCTATAAACACGCCAGATGCACTTAGCCCCTCGCAGAAAGAGGCACTAAACAACCTTAAGAAGCTCTACGAAGACGCTAAGCAAAGCTCAAAACTCAAGCCTTATGGCTTCACTAATCTGCATGAGTTTGTGGCAGAGGCGTTTACTAATAGCGAGTTTCAGCAGTTGCTGCGGTCTAAGCCATACGATGAGCCGGGTGGGCCGTCGATGTGGTCTAAGTTTATTCGGTATGTCGTAGAACTTTTTGCTGGCAAGAGAGACAACATGCTCTTTGCTACGCTCTACAACGCCGACGTGCTTATGTCTTCTAGCAGGCCAGCTGGTCCAAAGGCTGGGTTCTCTGCGCCTCTTGCAGCAAACGCAGCACCGACAAAAAGCCCCCTAGATGGGTCATGGAGAACTGCACCTGATGTTGTGCGTTCTAGAGCATGGCTAAACTCTTTGCTGTCTAGGCCGTCTTGGCAAGAGGTCAAAAAGAATGTCGGGCCGTTCTTAGAGACGTTGTCTGATGCAACGCGGCAACACTATCTTGGTGCCTTTACATTACGGCAGCTAAAAGATTTGGTTGGCAACCGCCTCGGTGGTTATGCAGACGCATTCATTAACACGCTAGAGAACATGCTGGATAGCCGTAACACTATCCTGCAACAAGTATCTGACATAACTAAGACTTGGGAACTTTATCAGTCAGCTAACCCCGAAGAGACACGCAAGATGAATCTTGTAATGATCTCGGCAACGCTTGCTGGTTATGACCCTGACTCGCCTACCAGAACTCCACAAAATAAAGCCGAACAAGAAGTGCAAGATGCTTGGGATGTTCTGCCTGACGAGGCCAAGAATATATATCGCAAAGTTCGTGACTTCTATAAAGAGCGCATTGAGGCGTACCAGAATGTAATTCTGGAAAACGTCGAGCGTGCCATGATTGCGAATAACAAAACGCAGGCTGAGATTGACGCACGTAAGCAAGAGCTTAGAGAGAAGTTTGCGAAGGATCGTATACAGCCCTACTTCCCCCTAAAGCGCTTTGGCAAATACTGGCTGCAGGTCAATAGAACGTCGCCGACAACAGGTAAAGCTGAGAAAAAACAGTTCTACATGTTTGAGTCTGCCGCGCAACGTAACGCGTTTAGGCAACAGGTGGCTAATGAGTTACTTGCTGAAGGTAAGACCGTTGAAGAGATTATGGGCGGCACAGACGCTAACAACCGTCCCATACAAGGCATTCTGTCTGAAGGTAACGATCTCAACAAGATGCTGAACGTAGAGAATCTGCAAGACTTGCAGGCTCTTAAAACTATTAAAGATCTTGTTGAAGCCTCTACCGGTGGCACGCCTCAAGAATTAAAAGACTCGATACAAGATAGCATTGACCAGCTGTATCTGCTGACACTTCCAGACCAGTCGGCTCGGAAACTGTTTATTAATCGTAAGCAGGTAGAGGGTGCTAGTGCAGATATGCTTCGTGCCTTTACGCACTCTGCATTCCACATGGCTTACCAGCATTCTCGGTTTGAGCACGCACAGAGTCTATACACTCTTTTATACGGTGCCGAGAACGCATACGTAAGTAGGGATAGCGGGTTCCCTGCAGACCAACGTAAGGTTGCCGGAGACTATGTTGGCGAGTTGCGTAAGCGCCTTACCTACGCAATGAACCCTACCGACACCGGTGTTATACCTTCGTTTTTGTCTAACTTATCGTTTATCTGGTTCTTGACTGCGCCAGCATCTGCGCTAGTTAACATGCTTGGTGTGCCAGCATTTGGCCTGCCTGTGGTCGGTGCTAGATTTGGATGGGGTAAGTCATCTGCAGCGATGGCGCAATATTCTAAAAGGTTCTTTAGCACTGGGTTTAAATTTAAGCGCGGTGAAGGCTTAACGTTCCCTTCGTTAGACAGAGCTAACCTAAGTCAAATAGAGAAGCAGGCGTTTGATCGGTTTGTTAAAGACGGTCTTATTGACGTTACGCTGTCGCATGACCTTGTCGGTATGGCAGAAGCGCCGACTAACTTGTACACCGGCAAAATGCACAAAGTAATGCGTGCACTTAGCTACATGTTCCACAACGCGGAGAAGTACAACCGTGAGGTGGTAGCCATGAGTACATTCAAGTTAGCCTACGACAAAGCCATAGCAGACAAAATGTCTCCTGATAAGGCAATGGAAAAAGCCATAGAGACAGCTAAAGACCTGACTTACAGGTCTATGTTTGACTACTCTACTCTTAACAAGCCACGCTTCTTCCAGCCTGCATACGCCAAAGTCATTCTGCAGTTTAAGCAGTTTGCTCAGCAGCTAACGTACTTGTTGGGCCGCAGCGTGTATGAGTGGGGTACTAGCCAAGATAAAGACGTAAGAGATGAGGCACGTGCGCGTGTCTTAGGTGTTCTCGGCATGACTGGCCTTTTTGCTGGTGCGACCGGTATGCCACTTTTCTCGACGATTGCGTCTGTAATCGAAGCAATCCATGCGGTGTTTAGCGATGACGATGAACCTCCTTTAGACTTTGAGAATTGGTTCAAGAACTGGTCAGCAGAAACCTTTGGCAACTTCTGGGGTGACTCTTTGTCGCGTGGCATCCTTACGCAAGCTACTGGCCTGAACCTCGCAGACCGTATGAGCCTTAACGATCTCTGGTTCCGTGACCCGCGTAAGAGCGAAGACGAAGTTACTGCATTTCAGAATATGGTCATCAACATGCTTGGCCCAACTGCGGGTTTGGCAATTAATAGTGTCGAGGCATTAAAAGCATTTAACGACGGCCTGTATTACCGTGCTGCCGAGAAGGCGCTGCCTGCTGTTCTGAAGCAGCCGCTTGTTGGTATTCGGTATGCGACTGAAGGTGCGTTGACTATGAAGGGCGACACTCTGGTTGAGGACATCTCGGCTAAAGAAGCCCTTGCTCAGTCTTTAGGTTTCTCTCCTGAACGTGTTGCACAGCGGCAGAAGGCCAACATCGAGATGAAGTCTATGGAGCAGAAGATTATTAATAAGCGCCAGGATCTCATGAACGCCTACTTCTTAGCGTTTGATGCTAACGACGAAGATTTTATTAATCGTGTAGAAGATAAGATAGACCGGTTTAATGCTATGTATCCCGATTACCCAATTGAAGAAGAGTCCCTTAACAGGTCAATTGAAGGTAGATATCGTAGGCGCGATGAGGCAGAAGAAACAGGCGGCATACCCATCAATAAGAACTTGTTGCCGGAATTGAAAAGCATGGGTGCCTACGGAGACGTAGACGAGGATGAATGAAAAAGCCCCGCACTAGGCGGGGCAAAAAAGAAGGAGAGTACACATGACACCACCGAAATGGTCGTCACGGGCATAGTACTATTTAACTCTCCATACACGCAACCCTCGTACTCCGTTCTCAATCACACCCTTCATTTCTACAGAATAGCCTAACCTCTTGGTAACTAACTTAGTGTTCCTTTTGGCGGACGCTAAGTCTAAACAGGGTATAAAGAATGTCCTGCCGGGCTTAAATGCTGCCCAGTCAATGTTGAAGCTGATCCCGTGAATCTTCATGTTTTAGTGACTCCGTTAGCTGGTCGGCACTAATAAAGTCTTCCTTAGAGCAGTCAAACACATACACCGTAGTTGGTAAGCCGGGTATTTTGGTGCCTTTACCCATGCGCTTCTTCACGGTATTGAGGTAGATCTCGTCGTTTTCCAGTGCCTTTAGCACATCCTTTAGGGTGACTCGGCGCTCTACGCAGAACTCTTTTAGCTTCGACGCGGCTATAAACATCTTCTTGGTGTCAGGCTCGATGCGTATCTGCAGGTCAAACTTCGGCTCTACTATCGGCAGTTGGTCCATACCTGTACGTTTATCCACTGCATCGTTAATCACGAGGATGCGGCCTCGGTTCTCATTTAAGAACTCGCCTATCACGCTAGTTTGGTCAGTAGCCGGAGGTTTAATCTCCCTACGCATGGTGGAGAACTCGTTGACCATCCACTTGAACACCCGACCAATGTCGATGTCTATCAGGCCAAGCCGACGAGCAATCATAGCCCCTGCGATGTTACAGGCGGCGATACCAGACCAGAACCGCTCACGACCGCTAAACTTTACCTTCTGGTCTATGATCTTCTGGCACTCCCTGACCATGTCCACGGCTTCTTCTAGGTTGCCTACCAGCCACTGCAGATAGATACGCCCAGCGTGCCCATAGTTGCTGTATAGCTTGGGGAATAATTCATCAGCCTGTGTCTTAGAAATGATGGTGTTCTCTGGGATTTGGTACTCCACCAGCCGCATCAGTTCGCCGTCGGGTGTTGAAGATAGCGTGGTTAACCTGTCGTAAAACGAAGCATTTGATGTGGCTACCGCTATAAGTGACCACTTAGATGTGTTTATGCGCTCTGCGTTCTCATTTGATTTTAGTCTCCCCCGTGCCCTGCCCTGCGATATTGCGTACAGCAAGTCTGATAGGTCGTCGGCAGTCATCTTCGTAATCTCGTCGATGCTGACCGGCAGGTTGTTCATGATGCCGAGTCTGTTGAGTTTCATGTTCATCGTGTCACGCCAGATAAGCATTTGCTCTTCTGGGTGCCCATACACGCTGTGCATGGCTAGGGCTACGGTGGTCTTACCTGTACCAGACCGGTTGTTGATGAGGTTAATTACGGCACCCTTTAGCTGTAGGTGCGTGAGCAGCGGGGAACCAAACGCCGTGAAGAAGCCAAAGGCATGGGGTTCTAGACCTTCGCCGTCATAGATGTTGACCACTTCTTTCCATGCTTCTAGCGTACCAACGGGGGTCATGTACTCAGACAGGGTAGACGTTATCGATGAGGGTGGGCTGTATCTGACGCCGTTAGGGGTGATCTCTTGGTCGCCAATGATGAACTTGCGATTCTTCTCGGCCCAGCCAAACTGCAGACGCATAATCTCAACTCCTCTTTTGTATTGCATGTCTTTAACGAACGCCGCGATGTACTGCATGATGGAGTCCATCTGTTTCTGTAGGGCTACCACTCCATAGAATGCCAACCGGTCGCGTAGCTTTTCTTTTGTAAGCAGGTCGGTCTGCGGCAGTGCAAATTCTCTTAGTCCGTCACGTGGGGTATGTAGCCGAAGCCATATCGTGTCGCCCCTGTTTGGGTCATACAGCCGCTTAACGATGTAGAGGTCATGGTGATAGATGAGGACGGGATCTTCATCTTCAACTGCCTTGTACACACCACCGTTCTTGCCCCTAAAGTATGGCTTGGGGAACGGCGGTATCTTGGTGTTGTCCTCTATCTCTTCTTGTGCTTCTTCAGCCTCGGCTTCAACTTCTACCGGCTCCGGTATCGTGTTGTCGGTAGCCTCGACAATCTTCTTGCCTAGCGCAATAGGCCCAACAATCTTGCCTTTGTTTGGGCACCCGTCACACCCGCCTGGGTTCCACTTCTCAAACGTGCCGCACTTCTGTGGGCCACCGGTATCTTGGGCCTTCTTTATGGTTGTCTGATAGTTATAGTCTGAGTGCCGCTCAGATATCTTGTGTATGGCTTCATGCCTATCTTCGCAAGCCCATGCCACTGACAGCCCCGCGCGCCACAAGTTGTAGTCAACGGTGTCTTGTTCTGTAGCAATCTTGGCAATCTGAGCACAACCTTTGCCTTTGATGGTCTTGGCGATGATAATCTTGAACCAATTCTCTTGGTTGCCAGCCAGCGCCTTGGTCAGTTCGTTCTGCTCAAATCTCGGTATGTCGAACTCTGGCGGTGCAATAAGCACGCCCAGCAGATTCTTAAAGTCCTCGTAGCCGATCTCTGGCTCTAGGCTCAGTATTGTTATTGGGCGCTTGCCGCCCTCTTTGCGGTTAAAAGTCTCTGGTACCCGCAGGACAGATGAAGGATCTGATGTTCTAGAACGATCTTGATGTAATTCATGCTCTTCGCACAAATATTTTAATCTCTCTGCTACCGGTAGCCAGTCGGCCCTGCTGATGGTTTCCTTCAGTCGCCAGTAGACATGGATGCCCCGCCCAGAGTTAACCAGCGTAGGCTTAGGTAGTTTGAGTTTCTTGCAGAAGGTCTTTAACGCCAACAAGGCCGACGCCTGATCAGGGTAGGGTTTTCCCTCACCGCAGTCTAGGTCAATCCAGAATGCCTTTATGTATGTAGCGTTATTGGTGGTACGCCTAGTCGGTGTCTCGTACTTAGCGCACGCGTAGTAGACCTCGTAGTTCTCTTCTGTCAGGTAGGCAAACTCTTCTGCACACTCTTCTAAGGTCTCAAAGAATTTTTGCCGAGGTGGTTTCCCTGTCTGTAACCCGACCGTGCAATACACGCCCTCTGGAGGAAGTATTGCCGACAGTAGATCTGTAGTTGCCATAGCCGCCCTTGCGCCGCAGAAAAAGGTAGGGCGTCAGGAGGGTGCGGCGTACTCCCTCTTTTCGTTCCGTCGAACTAGACGCCCGATGCACTAAACGTTAAATCGCTATCTTATCCAGTAACTTGTCGATCAGCTGTACATGCTTAGTACGCGGTGACGCCTTGCCCGTAAACCACGTGTATATCGACACTCTGCTAACTCCGAAGTACGACGCAACATCTTGTACTGGCACATCTCGGGCTATGCAGAACCGCCCCAGCCTTACGCCGGGGTTGTCGGTACTGGCTTCTCGATTAGCTTTTATTACCCTGGCACTGTAGCCACGACCGTCCATCAGTCATCATCCGTAGCCCAGTTACCCATGATGGATGCAAGGTCAGGTTTGGGCGTAGGCTCTGCGGCGGCTTTCTTAGTGCGCTTGGTAGGTTCTGGCACAGGTGATTCCTCTTGTGCCTCGGGCTGGGACTCCTCAGTTTCCACCCTTGGTGTAGGTGCGGCTAACTTAGCTTTAGGCTTATCTGCCTGATATGCAGTCATCACAACAGCTTGCTTAGCCTCAGATGTGTTGCCTTGGCGCTTGGCATCTTCCCATTGCTCACGTGTCAGGAAGCCTACGGCACGGAAGGTAAGTTTGGGCTGATCGCTATCCTCGTCCATCTTCATCTCGGTAACGATCATGTTTATGTTGTAGCCCTGCGATGCAACGTACTTGGCATACTGCTCAAACGGCATAGCGTTAGTGTTGTCGCTCTTGCCGAAATAAGACTTAGAAGGCAGGATCAACTGATAAACGCTACCACCAATGTCGTCGGCTAAGACAACAGCCAGACGCTTTTCAAACCGGCACGCACGGCTGTCGCCTTGCCCAGAACCCTTGATGTTCTTGGGGCAGTCTTGGCAGTTAGAGTGCTGAGGCGTCTCAATACTTGCGTCAGGCTTCTCGCCATCATTAGACCAGCAGTCAGGCGGTGCCGACTCTCCAGGCACGTAAGAACCAGCATAGAACTTACGAGACACGTAGCGCGTACCGTTGACGACCACAATGTTCATAGCGTCAGAGTTACTCTTCGTGATCTCTTCGCCGTTTACTACCAGACGGAACCGCTTGCCACGGATAGAGATGCGCTTCAGCCCGGTGCTACCACCGAGGGCTTTGGTCATGTCATCTAACTGTGCCTCTTTAGCATAGTCAGGGACGGCTTGTTGAAACAGGCTAACTTCGTTTGCCATGTGGCTCTCCTTTATTTACGACGGATGGTAACTGCGTATTCCCTGTCGATGTTAAGCCCAGCAGGCTTAAGATCAGGGTGCTCTTCTAAAAACTGCTTCATGTTTGTCTGGTGGATACGGCGCTCTAACAACTCCATGGCCTCGTTCTCACGTATGAACTTGTGCATGGCTTCCCAATCGTTAGTCCAGAACCGCTGTTTGATGGTGCGGTACGCCGTGCCATGTGCCGTACGAATACTCTCGGCACCGGTCTCTTTACAGATCTCGAGTATCTGCTGTGCTACTACCTGCATCTGCTCATCGATCTCGTTTATTTGTTGCTCCATATCTTTTTTGATGGTGTCTTTCGTATCACGCATCTTGATGTATATGGATACTAGCTGGTCAGCTGCGACTTCCATGTACTTCTCCTTTAAAAGTTTCTCGGCTCTGCGTCCGATGAGGTTACTATAACATCAAACTTGACTTTGTCAAGTATTAATTTCTTTCTGATACAGGTCTACGAGTTTCGTATGTTGGTCTAGTTTGTTCTGTAGCATGTTGTAGAGGCGGTTCTCTACGGGGCTACCCGTGACATGCACAACAGTCATGGGGTTCTTCTGCCCTTGCCGGTGGATACGTGCGTTAGCTTGCAAGTATGTCTCTATTGAAGTGACGGGTGCGTACCATATCACAACATTAGCCGCCGTTAAAGTGACACCGTGTGATGCCGCCTGAGGCTGGATGATAAGCACCTTAGGGTCTTCACTCTCTTGAAACCGCTTAAAAATTTCTGTGCGCTTATTGACAGTCACATCACCGTTGATGATCTCAGACGTAATGCCATTCTTGGTCAGGTAGTCTTTTAGAAGCGTAATGGTGTGGGTAAACGGCACGAACACAAGCACCTTATGGCTGGCCTCTTCTATGACCTCGAGGATGACGCTAAGCCTATTAGACACGTCAAACTCCATGACGCTACCGCTGTCGGTGTAGACAGCACCGCCTGATATCTGTAGCAGCTTCGACAGGTTAGTAGCCGCATTGACAGAACTTACTTCTTCGCCAGCAGCTACCAGTAGCATTTCTTTCTTGAGAATCTTGTAGTACTTGTCTTGCTGTGCCGTCAATGGTGCAACGCGGTAGGTATACGTAATTTCGGGCAGGTCTATGCACTCTTCCTTGGTAAACCGTATGGCTGGCTGTAGCGTATCGAATACGACCTTCTGTGCGTTAGGCTTCGGTATCCACTTAAACCGCGTGATGTTCTGCATCACCATGTCACGGAACGCACCAAAGAACTTAGGCGTATTGTCTGGCACGCACATCTTGGCTAGGCCAAACGCATCTGTAGGGTTCTGCGCCGCAGGTGTGCCGGTCATCATCCATAGCCATACATCAGGGCCAATGATCTTAGCCATGGCTTTCCAACGCTTAGTTGTTACGTTCTTGTACGCGTTAGCCTCATCGATGATGACAAGATCGAATCTGCCGTCGGCTTTTATGTCATCTACAACGACCTCGACACCATCGTAGTTGATGATGACGAACTCTGCATTGCTCTTAATAACTTCTTTACGCTTGGTTCTGGTGCCGTGCGCTATGCCTACAGACCGGTGTACCGCACACTTAAATAAGTCTGACTGCCATGAGGCTTGCATAATAGACAGAGGGCATACGACTAGAACCCTACGCACCGCACCGATAGTCATCAGGTAGTCAGCCGCCCAGATAGATGCGGCAGTCTTGCCGGTGCCCTGTTCGTTAAAACAGAAACTTCTCTTGTGTAGCGTGAGAAAGGATGCTGTGTCTTTCTGGTGTTGCATCGGAGGGTAAGCACCGGGCCAACCATAGTCACGCACTATCGTAGACGGTACGTTCTTAATTTTTAGCTTACGCAGTATCTGGGCGGTGTCTAAGTCCCAATGTACTGCTACTTCGCTTACCTCTCCTTGCCTTACAACCTTGCTCTTTTTTATGCTCTGTATGATCCGGTCTGGATGCTTGGTGCGTATCAACAGAGCTTTGTTATCGATAATTTCCATTATGTGTTTTTCTTAACTGAACCGTCTGAGTTCCGTTTAAATGATCTGTTGTTGCTGGCGCTTACGACACGCAGGTTAGACTTAGAGTTAGAACCGCCTTTAGACAACGGGCGCTTGTGGTCGATGTCCTTGCCTTCGCGCTTGTCGGCCTTACCGTTGCCGTTGTTGTCGGTGCCGTTCTTATCCATGTGATATCTGGCACGCTCTCTGGTAGCACGGGACTTCTTTTCGTCACGCGCTTGTTGCTGTTCCCATTCTTTCTTATACGGCCTAGGCTTATTAACGTAAGGCATGTTGCACCTCCATAGAGAAAGTTCAATTTTACGTTAGTCTTTTATCTTGTAAAGAAGCACATTGCCTTGGTAAAACTTATCCACAACTTGTTTCTCAACGAACTTATTTAAGGCTCGGGCCACAGACGGCTGAGACACGATGAAATATTTAGCCAACTGCTTAGATGTCACTGGGCGCTTATGATCTACCAGATAGTCCCATACCTTCTCTTCAATTGTTCTCACTCTCACACTCCTGTATTAGTCGGTTCAGATACCACTGTGCCTTCTTGAGATCCTGCAGTGCATCATCTTTGTAACCCGTGCGGCTCAGATACTTTATCGCCGTCAGACGTAGATGCCCCTTGAACTCTTCGGGTGTTGACTTAGCCTTCATGTAGTCAATCGTCTCAATGCCACCAACTTTGTAGTGGGGCGGGTGGTTGACTGCATCCACTGATACTTTGTAAGGCACACCGCTTACTGCTAGTTTTTCGTCAGTGTATGGTGCGGTTCTAACCATAGTCATAGCTACTCCTTCACTGGTTGACGTTCGGCCCACATGTTCATGCAGGTCTGCTCCAATTCTAAACTGGGTGGGTTAGTCTTGATTGCATCCTTCAGCCCCATGCGGTACGCCTCTACAACATCTTTCGGCATATGCACTGCGCTAGGATCTGGGGAGGCTGTCAGTCGGTCAAACACAAGCACCACCAACAGCATGACCATAGCGCCCAAGGCGGCACCCATCCAGTACGACCCGTTCTGTATTCGTTGAGTGTTAAAAATTTGATGTCCGTTGCTGAACTCATCCATTGTTCTTCTCCTTTGGGTATTCCGTCCACGCGCCGGGCCGTTCTCCGCTAACCATCAGCTTTGGTAACGTCAGCGTTTGAATTAGTAGCGCATTTTGTTTGACGATCATCGTGTTGATTTCAAGAATTCTTTGTATCTGGTCTTGCGTCATGGACTCATCCACCGTTCTTCTCCTTTAGTTTGGCTTCGACGGCTTCAATCAAATAAACACCCCAATCCCTAGTCCTTAATAATTCCTCATAATCATCATCAGTCAGCCCAACCCATTCACGCTTTGGTGGTGCGGTGTAGAGGGGCACTGTGTGGTGCAGGTCAGGACCTGTCCGCACTTTCATGTCAAAGTTTTGCAGGTCGAATGAATTGGCCCACGCCACCGGCTCATGTTCATCTTTTACGATTTCATCAACACGTTCTTGTGATGTGTCGTCGGCATCGACAAGTGCTTGGCGTAAAACGGCAATGGCTTCACCGTAGTAATTTT